TCATGTCCCGTTGCCGCGCACGCGGTCGATGACGGCCTGCCAAAGCGCGGCGACGGGCGCCGCCTGGACTGCTTCCCATGCGCGCGAGACCAGGGCCATGCCGAACATGCCCGTGAGGAAGCCGGCCAGGCCGCCGGGGATGCCCAGCATGCCGGAAAGGTATGGCGCCGCGTAATACGCCCCGAGCGAACCGCTTACGGCCATGCTCAAGCGCGCGCGCCATGACCCCCGCAGGTAATGCACCGACACTGCGGCTCCCAGCACGCCGGCGAAATTCTCCGCGAAGGCGTCGAAGTCTTGGATGTTCAATTGCGTCCCCTATAAGCGTCAAAAACCTGGTCTTGCGTCAGGTAGACGACCAGGCCGCGAGCAGCCCCGCAGCGTTCGGGTCACCTTTCGTAATCTGACCGTTCTGAAGTTGATCGACGCATAAATCTTAGAATGCTAAGATTCAAAACACAAGCCACCTAAGATGTTTTTTGTTTAGCATCCTAAGATGACCTTTCAGAAGCGAATCACGCAGGCGTTCAACGAAGAAGCGTCCCGCCGGGCGGACGCGGCCGAGCCACGCCTGACCAAGACCAACCTTTGGAAGGCCGCAGGCGCCTCTTCCGGCGCCGCGACGCATTGGTTCAATGGGTCCAACGGGATGGACATGGCAACCTGCATCAAGGTTGCGCCGCTTCTGCATGTCAACGCGCAGTGGCTGTATGACGGCACCGGACCTAAGCTGCCTAAGATCGGCGACGCAGGTGCGGCCGCCGCGCTGGCGCCTCCCCCGGCGCCTTGGCCCTTTCCCAGCATCCCGGAAGATCAGGTGCGCGCCTTGTCCCCGGACCAGCTCCACAAGCTGCAGGGCGCGCTGGCGTTGGCGATCGCGCAATTGAAGCTGGGGATTGATGTCTCCCCGGCGCCTGTTGCACCGCAGATTTCGACAGTCCTGCGCAGCGACTCGCTGGTCGACACCTACCTGTCCAGCGACGAGTTCCCGATGCGCGTCGATGGCCTGTCCCCGGCCCCATGGGAAGGCGGAAAGACCACGCACCAGACAGAGCGCGAACACCGGGTGCAAATCAGCACCCAGACAGGCGTGGTGGCCAACGTAGGCGCGGGGGAACCGCCCGCAGCCAACGACAAGTTCGAGAAAGTCCCCGAGCTGGCGGACGTGCGGCTGGCGGCAGGCGAGCCCATCGAGAACCACACCGAAGAACAGACCGGCATGATCCAGTTCCGCAAGTCGTTCCTGAAGTCGGTGGGCGCGGACAGCGGAAAAGGCCGCGTCGTTTACGCCAAGGGCGACAGCATGGAACCCGTCATCCGCGACGGCGCCGCCCTGCTCGTGGTCCCCAACGAAAGCCTGACGCTGCGCGATATCGCGGCCGGCGGCGTGTATGCCATCAACTACGACGGCAAGATGATCGTCAAGACAATGGCCAAGGACAGGCTGACGGGGCACTGGGTGGCGCGATCGTTCAATCCCGTGCACGCCGACATTCCGCTAGAGAACGGCGCCCCGGTGCGGGTGCTGGGGCGGGTGGTCTGGGCGGGGGCCCGGCTGCGCGAGGATGAAGTCGGGCAATGGGTGAAGTCTTAGAAGTGAACGGCGGCGGGATGAATTAAGAACCGGCCGCCGCCGCTCACTGCGTTCGATGCGCCTAGCTACGCCGGGCGGTCAACCACTGAGTGATAGGCAGCGGTTCGCTCGCGATCCGGATTTCGCTGATGTTGCCAAAGAAGCCGTCGGCTCGCTCGCCGTCCCACGCACCCGCACCGACAACCCAGGGCATGGCCGCCGACACCGGAGCCAGGCCGGAAGCATTGCCCGAATTGCGCAGCACCGGCGCGCCTTCGATGTACATGATGCTTTCGCGCGCCACCGGGTCGGCGACGATCGCGATATGCACCCAGGTGTCGGGCATGATCTCGCCGGACCAGCTGGCCTGAGGCGACCGGGTTCCGGCTTGCGGCGTGACCACTTCCCACTGAATCTCGCGCAGGCTGGACACCGCGAACAGCACGGGAGGCGATTCGCCGTCGCCACCGGAGAATCCCGGAATCGCGTCGCGGCGCCCATCGCGCGTCATGACGTTCATCCAAGCATGCAGGCTGGAGCTCCAGTCCTTGTCGATCTTCACGAACGCTTCCACGGTGTAGCCCGTGCTCGCGAAGTCCATGGCATTGAGCGGCGCGGAGGCATCGGTCAGGAAGTAGCTGAGACGCTTTGTATTCTTGTTGGTATTGGCAAAGCGCACCGAGCCCGGGGCGGCCGACAGATAGTGCTTGTCGGCAGTCCAAAGCAGGTCGTCAAGCTGCGCCGTCAGTACGCCCGCCTCGGAATTCAGGGCGGCGCGGTGCAGCGAATTCTGGCCAGCGCGATCTTCAATGACGTGGCCCGCGGCAACGGCCTGCCCGGCCGTGCCGCCAACGAAACGCCAGTGTGCAACGGTGCTGCCCACCTTCGGATAGTCTTCGGCGTCCGCCGGCGCCCGGTTGGCCGCAACCTCGGGCTCGGTGTAGCCGGCAAGAATCATCGCGCTGGCGGTCTCCACAAGCGACGCCCTCAACTCGGCGCCAGGTCCGAAGGTCTTGTTGAATCCCGAAAAACGGGAGACAAAGTCCATGTCGATGATGAATTGCTCGTTGTCCGTCTTCAGCACGGCCTGGTCGAACTGCGTCAACGTTTCGCGCGGCTTTTGCACCACCCAGGGCGAGAACGACAGAACATGAATCTTGTTGTGGGTCAGGTCGAATTCGTACAGACGCATCAGGCCGTTGCCGCCCTGATAGGCCATTTGGTAATCCACCACCATCAGTTCGACTTTATTGCCAAAGTCGTTCGTGCGCGTCTGGTGCGCGGCGCCATGGTGATGGCCATTGAGCGTCATAAAAATCTGATCGTTGTCGCGGATCAGGCGGTCCCACAGCATCAGGCCGTACGGGGTTTCCAGCGGGCTGACGCCATCACGGTCGATATTCAGAAGCTGGTGATTGACAAGGATGACGGGCAGGCTCGGGTTCTCGCTGATGACGCGACGCGCCCATGCAATACCGTCATCCGATATGCGCCAGGACAGCGACAGCACCATGAACTTCTGACCTTCCGCCTCGAAGACATGGTACTCATGGAAACCGCTGGGATCGCGGCCGCCAAAGGTCTTCATGCGCTTGGCGCGCGTGGTGTTGAACCATTGCAGATAGGGTTCGTTGGCCAGCGTGCGCTGCGCATCGGTGCCGCTGGATTGGCTGGATGCGTCCACATAATCGCGCGACTGAAGCACGTCGTGATTGCCGGCCAGCACCGAGTAGGGAACCTTCGCGGATTCCAAAACCCGCATGGCCTGATCCGCCACCTTCCATTGATCCGGCATGTTCACCTGGTCGACCACGTCGCCCAAATGCGTCACGAACGGAATGTTCAACGCCGAAGCATTCGAAGCGATCCAGTACGTCTGGGCCATGAACGGTTCGCTGCCGAACTTGCGGCTGTACTGGCTGCTTTCCGCCAGGGTGGCGTAGCGGGCATAGAACTGCGTATCGGGCAGCACGGCCAGGGCAAAGCGAGAGCCCTTGCCGGTATCTTCGACAGGGCCCGGCTCAGGCGTTTCACCCGGACCGGGTGCTTCCTTGTCATCATCATGATCGTCGTCTCCGCCGCAAGCGGTCAGCAGGCCGGCGCCAGGGATCATCGCCACGGCCAGGCCGCCGCGCAAGAAAGTGCGCCGCGTAGGAGCGCTTGGTGCAGCGGCCTGCAGATCCTTGGGTTCATCAAACTTCGACATCGCAAAAACTTCCTGAGTGGACACGAGGACCCGCTTTATAGATCGGGCCAGTGACGCAGCCATGACAACGCCCAGGCAGATGCGCCGTCGAATTGATCGTGTTCTTGCGGCGCGATGCATCGTTTGAAGGCCAGCGGTTCAACATGAGCAAGCCCGCAGAACGCGAAAGCCCGCCGGCTTTCGCTGGCGGGCTTCGGGTCTGAGATTGGATGGTCTTACTACTATCGTCGGATCACAACGTGAAGGTCGGCCGGACCGGATTGCGCTTTCGTTTTGATTTTCATGCCGCAAAATGAAAAAAGGCACTTCGCTTTCGCGCAAGTGCCTGTTTTCATACAAATTCTTTGGGGTGGCTGATGGGGCTCGAACCCACGACAACCGGAATCACAATCCGGCGTAATACCTAGGATTCATGCGGCTTTCCGGGAGAAACTGGTGGCATGGACGTCCAAAACGGCCACAGCTCTGCGCGGTTCTTCGGGGAATTGCCACCGCTATTTTCAGCCCTATACTGACTGACCCGACCGGAGGGAACTATGTGCATCCACTACTCGGGCGCGAAGATGATGATGAAGGGACAACATGGAGAAAATCGTTGTTTGGGGCCGCGTGGTCACTGGCATCTTGTTTGCTTGCGTTGCCGCTTATGCTGCCTCAATGCTGAGGTATGTCGAAGTAGGCAGCTCGCCTAGTGGCACATGGATATACATCCTAGACCGGCTCACCGGAACCGTCTGCCTTACCGCTCCAGGGAGCGAAGTTAGCCAGTGCGTAGCCCGTGGGACCGTGGCGCGTTGGGAAGACGCTCCCCCCGGTGGCTATGAACCCGCACCCAACGAAAAAGACAAAAAATAGCGTGCACGCGGGAAAGACTCTCTTGGCCTGCACCTATTTTTGTGACCGGGATTGTAGGGATGGACCATGTGCAGCCACTACCAGACGCTAAGACGCTTCCAAATTCAGCGCGGTAAATCTGTCCGATGTTTATCTGCCGCTGCGCACCGCCCCTTTGCTATTGGGTAGAGTGGCGTATATGGACACATGGCCCTTCCCCGAATTCCCGCCCGAGCGCTTTGCACAGCTACCGGTTGAAGACAAGGAACTTTGCCTTGTGATGATCCGCGCGTACTTGGCCGAAATTGCGCTTCAAGAGCAGATAGGCATGCGGACAAGGCCGGCGGGCGACAGCTGACCCTATACTGGTTCCCCCCAGGAGGGTTCCATGTGCAGCCACTACCAAACGCTGAAAGATGCCGAGCTGCTGCTGAAGAAGTTCGGCGCGTCCAAGCCGGCCCCCATCGGCAAATACGACATGTGGCCTCGGTATCAGGGCGTATTTGTGCGCCGGCCGCCGGAGCATGACGCCGGCGATGAAGCCGTGCCGGAGCGCGAGGCAGTCCCTGGGCGCTGGGGCCTGATCTCGGCGTCCACCCGCCCGGACGCCCTGGCCGGGGCCGAGAAGCTGTCGACGTTCAACGCGCGCGACGATCGGGTCGCCAACGCCTTCACTTTCCGCAACGCCTGGCACCGGGCGCAGCACTGCATCATCCCTGCCGACGCGATCTTCGAGCCGGATTGGCGCTCTGGCAAGGCCGTGGCCACCCGCTTCACCCGGGCGGACGGCGCGCCGCTGGGCATCGCTGGGCTATGGGACCGCTATCGGGACGCCGACGGGGCCTGGCATAACAGCTACACCATGCTGACCATCAATGCCGACGAGGATCCGCTCTTCCGCGACTACCACCAACCGAACAAGGAAAAGCGGATGGTCGTAATCCTGCCGGAGGGCGCCTACGGAGATTGGCTGACGGCGAGCGCAGAACAAAGCCGCGATTTCCTCGCTCCCTTCCCTTCCGACAAGCTGATCGCCACGCCGATGACGTGACCCTGTTTTTGCTGCAATATACTGTATATCCATACAGCTATGTCGCAGCAGAATCATGCGTTGCTCAGTCGTCCGCACCCACTATCTCGGCCAGAAGCGTCGAGACAATGACCCTGCGCCCGCAGTGATCGGCACGGTTCGTATGTACTCTGTCACCCGCGAGGATCTGCGCCGCCACGTCACGGTCATGACCATGGATTGCCTCGCCAAATTTGGCGGAATGCAAAAAGGGGCGATTCCTGATCTGCTTGAGCCGGAGCTACTGACGTTCTCATCCGACCGCGGGATGATGGTCTGCGGCTTCGAAGAAATCGACGGCCGGCGCTATTACCAGGGGTGGTGGATGCAGTGGGTGCAGCAGTAGAAAAAAATTGACCCTTCGGTAATCTTTTTTGTTGACTGAGTAATCTTTTTTGATTACTATAGAGTCACTGTCAACAAACAAGGGAGGTGCGGTGAAGTTAAGCGAGTTCAGACGGTGGCTCGCAACCCAAGGGGCAACTTTCAAAGAGGGCTCAAGCCACACGAAAGTGTTCTACCAAGGGAAGCAAACCATCATGCCGAGGCACCCAGGCCGAGAAATCGGAGAAAGCCTAAGAAAAGAAATTCTGAAGCAACTGGGATTGAAGTAAAGGGAGGCCCCGGAAGGGGCTTCCCACTCGCATTCACCGCACCACCCCGGAGAGCAAGAACATGCTGCGTTACCCAGCCAAAATCCGTCCCGACACGGTCGGCTACTACGTGACCTTCCGCGATATCCCTGAGGCATTGACCGCTGGCGATGACTTCGAAGAAGCAAAGGCGATGGCCGCCGACGCGCTGCTGGTTTCGATGGATTTCTACTTCGACGACCGCCGCGCGGTTCCGCCGCCGTCCGCGCCTGAGCCGGACGAGGTCTTGATTGCCTTGCCCGCCAGCGTCACGGCAAAGATCTACGTCTTGAACGAGATGATCGCGCAGGGCGTGGGACCGACCGAGCTGGCCAACCGGATGGGAATCCGAAAGCAAGAAATGACCCGCATCGTCGACCTGGGCCATGCCACCAAAATCGACACGCTCGCGGCGGCGCTGAGCGCACTAGGCAAGGATCTGGAAATCTCGGTCCGCAACGCCTGATTCAAGGTTTGGGCCAAGCGTCCGCCATTGCCCGCTGTCTGGCCGCGCATTCTCCATACAGCAGCGCCAGCGCCATATAGCTGCGCGCAAAATCGTCCCAGTTATCGCTCATCACCTCGGGCACTGGCGGGCACGGCTGCGCCAGGTTGGCTGGCAGCATTGGCCACGCGGCCGGCTTCGTTGATGTGCTGCAGCCGCTCAGGGTCAATGCGGCAGCCAGCAGGCAAAGGGCTCTGAACTTCGACACGGGTGTACCTCTCGATGGTCTTGGGCTTGGCGTCGCGCAGCGCCACTAGGGCGTCTTCCAGGTTGGCCGACACTCCCGCCAGGCGCGAGGTCTGCGTCTTGAACTCTGCGAGTTCCGAAAGCGCGTGGCCCACATTGGCCTGGTCGACGCCGGCCTGGAACTGGCTGACCCCGTACCAGCGCACGCCAAGCAGGGCCGCCACCACCAGAGTGGCACCGATCAGGTACGGGAGCACAGGGCGCAGCAACGGGTTCATCTCGCCACCTCGTCCATGGCCAGGGCATAGTTGCGGCCCCACTTGGCCCGAAGCTCAGCGCGCTGTGCCAGAGAACCGCGCTCGTATGCGCCGGGGCGCCAGGTGCGGAGATACAACGCCCAGGCGCCTTGCTCATCGCCGACCGCAGGTAGCCGACCTGGATCACTCCACAGCAGCAGGCGCGCCAGCCCGGCGGCCAGCACATCATCGTGCTCGATCGCGTCCCAGATGGCCGCGTCGCGCGCTTGGACGCCTCGGGCCTGGTACAGGCGCGCGGCCGCAGCGCTGGTTGCAGCGTGCAGCCGCACGCCGTGCACCATGCCGCCGCCCTGCTCCCCCTGCCAGAAGCTCTTCGCCGGCCCGGTCGGCCTCGGCGGATTGCCGACCATCTGGCGGCGATGTTCGAAGCGCGATTCCTGCAAACCGATTGCCAGCAGCATGATGCGCGCCTCGGGCGTGTCCATGTTGGCGGGCAACAGCGCCAGCGCGGGGTTGATGGCCGTCTTGATGATCTCGGAAAGGGTCATGTCTTCGGTGTCCTGATGTGCTTGGCCGTCACCGCGACCACGTAGAAGGCAGCGGAGGCCGCGAGCGCGGCATCGCCGGAGCTGGCCCAGCCGGCCACGACGATGCGGCAGGCGGCTCCAGTCGCCGTAAGGCAGACAGCCGACAGCCCGATTCGCTCGAGAGTCGTGTCCTTGATGCCGCGCGCGAACACGGCCAGCGCCGCGCCACCAGCCACGATCAGCCAGCAGACGAACGCCAGAACCGCCCAAAGGGTCAGAATGATGGTGCTGTCCATGTCACGCCCCTTTTCCGCGCACGCGGTCGATTACGGCTTGCCAGAGAGCGCCAATCGGCGCAGCCTGGACCGCCTCCCAGGCGCGCGACACGATGGCCATGCCGAACATTCCGGTCAGAAATCCCACCAGCCCCTCAGGAATTCCAAGCGCCATCGAGAGATAAGGCGAGGCGTAGTAGGCCACCAGCGAACCGCTTGCCGCCATGCTCAGGCGCGCCGGCCACGCCCCCTGCAGGTATCGCATGGACACTGCGGCGCCAAGCACGCCGGCAAACTTTGCCGCGAAGGCGTCGAAGTCTTGGATGTTCAATCGCGTCCCCTGTAGACGAAAAAAAACCCGCCGAAGCGGGTGGATCATGAAATTTCAAAATCAAGCGGTCGGGAGCGCCAGCGCCGGAAGCTCTGCAATCAGCTCCTCATCGCTCGGAATGGCGCGCTCGCCGTTCTGGACCTGCTCCAGGATCTCGTAGCAACGCTCCCACACCAGACTGCGCCAGGCGCGAAATGCCAGCCCTTCAGCCTGGAACTTCGGCACGGCCGGCTCATCGGCATAAGTGATGGCGTTGGCGATGCTGTCGTAGTTCAAGGCGCGCGCCGCCGCGTCCATATGCTCCTGCACCAAGGCTACTTTTTGAGCAGTGATTTCTTCGTCAGAAGGCGGCGAGATTTCCGGCCCTGGAGCGCTGAACTTCTGGCCATCGAATCCCCATCCGATCGACACAAACTCGTCAGCAATTACGGCGATATGCCCGGCTGGCGCTTGCCAAGTGGCCTCGTTTCCGTCCCATACGACGACATTTGCCACAACCCCGTCTTTCACAAGGGCGTATTTGTTCATTATGCGTACTCCTCGACAACCACGATCCCTGCGCCTCCCGGGAAGCCAGGGCTGGCCGGCGTGTTCTGTCCCACGCCAGCCCCCACACCGCCACCGCCAATACCGGCACCAGCACCATCCAACGTGCCCCCACGTCCCCAAGCAGAATTGCCGCCCGAGCTATAGAGAATGTTCACGATTCCCAGCACGACGCCGCGGACTCCGGTTTGGCCAAGGCCGTTCAAGACTCCGAAGGTACCGACAGCGCTGATCGTTGAGACGGCGTTCGCCTGGCACGCCCCACTCAGCCCAGGGAATGTGCCCTGGGCATTACCAGCCAGGCCTCCATACCCCCCCTTGATCGTCGCGATAGAGCCGATAACGATATCCCCGCCGTTCCCCCCGTTCCCAGGCGCCGAAGACCCCGCCGCACCCGCGGCACCAATCGTAATCGGCATCGAGGTGAGGCCCTGCATGACGAAGAAGTCGAAATGATTGCCTGCGCTACCAGCGCCAGATGCAGCGGCTTGGCCCGGCCCGGTCGCCAAAGTTCCACCAGAACCGCCTCCCGGCGCGACTCCCTTGAATCGCGCATACTTGGCGCCTGGGGTGGGGTCGTAGGTCGTGGACGAGATGTAGGTTTTCACGGCGAGCAGTCGCCCGGCCATCGCCTCCGCCCAGCTCGGGTCACCGCTCGCGGGATCACTGACGTTGTTCGCAATCAACGACCTATAGACGGTTTCATTGCGAATGACGTTTGCGCCCAGCGGCCAGCCGCCGTCGATTGCCTGCCATTTCGCGAAGCCATACAACTGGACTTCGCCCAGCCCCTCCGTCACCTCGCCAACAATGCCGTTCATTTCCTGACGGCCGACCGGTCGATAGTTCGGATTGTCGCCGGGCAACTCGTAATCCGGCGTCCAGCCCGACTGCAGCGAGACTTTGCCATCCGGTTGGTCTGCCGTCGCCAGCGCTTCCTTGTCGCCCGTGGCCGCGAAAGGCGTCTTGTAGATCCTGGTAGCCATTTACGCTCCAAAGTTTCCGTTTTCAAAATTGAGGTGATTGGGGCCGAATCCCCAGGCCGGCCTAGCCTGCACCGCCCACTCGAGGCCAACCGTAGAGGGCCGCGGAAGAATGTCTGTGTTCTCCAGCAGGCGACGCAGCCGGTAATCCGGTGCGCTCGTAAACATGACGGTGGTGGTGGTCATGTCATAGTTATCGAACACCGACGCCGAACCCATCCCGAAGACGCTCTCCAACGCCCGATTGATGTTCGGAGCGGTAGGCCTCATCGTGAGTTGGAACCATCGCAGCTTGAGCAACTTGCGCGCGGATTCGACGTCCAAACTCACCTGCCCATCACGAGCCCGCCCGAAATTGCCGTTTTCGAAGTTGGCGTTGTTTGTGCCGAATCCGAACACGCCCTCAACCCGCCTCGGTGCGCCGATCTCCAGCGAAACGCCGAGAATGCGGGCCCAAACCGACAGCCCAAATTCGGTGGCCGTGTCCAGGTCGAAAACGTCACGGTGCCAGCTGCGCCAGAAATCCGAGTGGTGGCTGTCGATCCAAGTCTGATCATTCCTCGCCAGGGCCACCGCCCGCGGCGCTCCGTCGTATTGCCAGAGGATTGATCGCATCAGGTCAACAGCGAAGTCAAATTGCTGGGTTCCGCTCATGCGATCACCACCTGGACGGAGCTGCGCTGGGTGCGCGCGATCTCATTGGGCGCGATGTCCATCGCGTCGGCTGACCAGACGCCGGAGCCGACAACCGACAGCTCGACCTTCCTCACGAAAACGGTCGGCTCTTGTTGGTTGATCGCGCTGGCGATCTCAAACGTAGACACGTCGCTACCGACGACGAAACTGACATCGCCCTCGATATCCCCGTTGACATAGTTCATGACCAAGTCCGGAATCAGTTGCTGCACGTCCAGTTGGCTGTCTCGAACGGTCACCCGTATGAGCAGCGCGATTTCGTCGGGGCGGTCGAACTTGACCTCGTACAGCCTCCCGTTCACCGGATCAGCCACATTGACCGCGACGGCGCCGTTGTATCCACCACCGACGGTCTTGGTCTCGAAGAGCGCCCGCGCGACCTCCGGATCCGTGCCGCCTTCCACGCACGCCCAGATGCTGTGCTTGCGCATGGGAATGCCGTCGATCACCTGGTCGACGTCGGCATAGTTCTCCAGGTAGTAGCAGGAGCGCACGGCCTCGATGCTGTAGAGCCGTGACACGATGGCCTCATTGATTGAGGTCGTCTGTAGTGCCAGCGTCTGCGCACGCCTGCGCCGCAACAGGACGTCGTTCTCCTCAACTTGCCCTGGAATCGCCGCGACAGGGTTGGTGATGGTCTCCCATCCCAACACGCTGGAAGCGACCGTATTCAGCCCGCCGGGCGGTACGACGATCTCGCCGTCTTGGAGTGCGCGAAGGTTCCCGGAGGCGGAGCCAGACGAATCCAGCACGACCGTCGTGACAAGCTCGAACTGCTCGCCCTGTTCCGTCTCAGCGATCGAGCCTGCCGGCACGTTTGTTCCGGGGATGCCTCCGAGAATCGCCCCGACAATCAACGAGCGCACGCTGCTGCGGCGCTGGCCGCCCGTCAAGGCCACAAGGGAGTCCAGAAACACACCGCCGGCCAGGTTGGGGTTGATCTGGTTGGCGAGCTCGGCGTTGTTCCGCGCGATCGCGTCCCGCTCCTCCGTGATCCGGGTGATCAGCATGCCCTGGGGCGTTGCCGGGTCCGTCGGCATGTCGTCGCCAAAGACCGCCCGGAACTCGGCCTCAACCTGCGCGCGGGTCGTCGCCGTGTCCACGACGATGACGCCGCGGTTTGCGATGAAACTGTAATCAGCCATTGATCGTTACCGTGCCGTATGTGGTTTGGAGGGTCGCCGTGTACTTCAGCGTCTCGCCTTCGATCTGCGTGACGAGGCTTACGATGCCGGTGACGTCCGGCGTGCCCAGCAAGCGCCGGCGCAATGACGCTTCGAACTGCGCCAGGTTCGGCTGCTTGCTGAACGCCTCGCGCAGGAACGGGATACCCTCGTCATAGGCGTGGATCATCTCCGCGCGCGCGGTGGCCGCGAAATGCTTAGCTTCCTGGGTCACCGCATCTCGATTCGTCACCATCGCCAAGTTGCCATTGGGCAGTGTCACGAAGTCGTTATCGTCGTCGGTTTGAAACGAGATCAATTGGGGCCTCCCGAGCTGCCGCTACCCGTCTGCACACCGCTATGGGTATGCGTGCTTCCGATGTTCTTGCTGTTGTGCGTCAGCGTGCCGCCAGACATCGACACGTTCCCGCCGCTCGTCGCCACATTGCCCTTGAACTCGATGTTCCCGATCCATTCCGTCTCGGGTATCTCCACCTTCGCTTTGGGCGCCTTGATGCGCACCTCGCCGGCATGCAATGAGATGCAGACCGAGCCATCCATAGACTGCAGGACCAGAGCGTCTGCGTTCTCGCCGTCGATCGCCCAATCCTTGATGGTGTCCGGGAAGAACATCGCATCCGAGAACGAATGCAGGCGCTCGGTGTTCGGCCAGTCTTCTCGGCCTCCACGCTGGAACATCAACGAGACGTCGCGGTCATTCGCCTTGAGCCAGCCGAAGTCCCCCGGCTTGATCGGAAACCGCATGAAAAAGCCCCCGCCACCAAAGCGGAACACCGGGATGTTCGGGATGCTGCCGCGGGAGATCTTCTGGCCGTCCGTCGTGCCGACCATGATCAGCGGCTTTATGACCGCCCGGTTCGAGGCATCGTCATACGAAACCACCTGGGCCGGCAGCATGTCGTCCAGGTTCTCGCGAATAAACGAGCGGATCCAGGACTTCAGGACGCCAGACAGGCTACCTTCGTCGGCGCCGTCGATATCGGGGGCTACAGTCGGCTGCATGTCGCTTGATAGAAAAATGGGTCTTCGTGGCTCGCCACGTCAAACTTCAGTTGGTCGATCTTGTAGTCGCCGTTCAACGATCGGTTGAACTTGCTCTCAAGGCGCAATGTGCCGCCCAGGACCGACTCGCCGTCGATCAGATAGGTCACCTCGACACCCTTCTCTGTCGCCTTGGGGATTCCCACCATGCCGCTATTCATGTTCAAGATCTTGACCCGGCCGCTGACGGCCTTGTCGAAGTCCTGGACGATCAGCCGGGTGTCATCCACGAACGCCCTTACACCGCCGGCCTCGGCCAGGCGGTTGACCTGGCCCAGCGCGCCGCCGGTATAGGTGTAGTTCCCGATCAGTTTGTCCAGCGCCTGGAACACGAGCGTGGCGCCGATGTCCGTGGCCACGGCCGCGGCAATCGCCGACAGCTTCGATGTCGCCTGCGCGCTCTTGGAAACGACAACGCCATTTGCCGAATTGGCCGTCTTCGACTTCAAGACGATGTCCACGTCCGGCGGGCTGCTCGGCTCCGCACTGATGATGTCGCCCGTGTAGACCTTGAACAGCCCGGTAGAAACACGCCCCACCTCCACGACCAGCCGCTTCGGCGTCCGGTCACTGTTGAACGGGCTCGTCTCGGTCAGCAGGAAGTCACGAGTCTCGCGCCGCAGGTTCGAGATGGTCACGCTGCACTCATTCTGCGTGGCATTGGCGTACTTCGTACCGCTGGCCTTTATCCGCATGCCACTGGCGGCGCTGTAGTAGTTCATCCGGCCGGACACCTCGACCCCGATCCGGATAGCGCGTAGGTCAATCATTGATGCCGACCTCCGCCGGTTCCAGGTAAATCAACGACTGCGACCGCCCGAACTCCTCCCACCATGGCAGTTCACCGTCCCGGGTCAGGATGGCGAAGTTGCCCTGATGGCTCAGGTGGCGGTACGGCAGGATGGGAAACTCCGCGACGATCCGCTGGCCCAGCACGAGGTCCACGCCATCGCGCTTCACGTCGGCCAGCATCGTCCCGTGCGCAACCTTGATGGAGAGCTCCCACAGGACGCCGTTGATCGTGATAGAGAAGGTCTGATTCGGCGCCCGTATTAGGTCGATTTCGATCATTTGAATATGGCCTCATAGGTCTCCAGTGCGGCGGATTTCTTCTTCTCCGTCGGCTCCTTCCCCGTCTGCTGTCCCCGCTTCACCGTGCTTGACTGACTCTTGTTCTCCACCTTCGCCGGCGGCAGCGTGCCGAACTCGGGTTTCACCTCGACCCACTCCTGCATTCGAACCGGGACATTGACCGCCGTACCCAACTCCGGCGTCTCGTCATGCGGCATGTCCACGATCAGCATGTTCTCGTAGGACCGCACCTTCGTCTGCACGGTGACCAGCTTGTTCTGTTCGAACGCCTGGCGCAGGGATTCGAACTGGTTCCGCGTGTCATCGGCCAGCAGGAAGTCGATCTGGATTTCCGTCAGCTCGCGCACGACATGATCCGACCGCTCGGTGCCGTCCTCGACCGCGAACTTGGTGGCCCTCTTTGCCTCCCGGACCGCGACTCGCATCGGCGCCGCGGACGCGAAGATGGTCTCGAAGCTCTCAGCGTCGAGAATGGCCACCTGTTGCTGAGTGGACGTCGAAAGGCTGTCTGATAGCTGCATTACCGTTTCACCCCGCTCGCAGAATCAGCCTGCAAGTTCTTGAGCTCGTCCTTCAAGCCGCCGCCGATCGACTGGCTGATGCCTTGCGCGTCGGTTGCCTGGGTTTGCACGGTGACCTGGCCAACCTGGACATTCGTCTCGGTATGCGTGTTGCTGGCGTTCGAGATCGCATTCGAAGTGACCGAGTTCATGGGGTTCGCCGCGGCCTGGTCAAGCTGCGCCTGGGCGGCCTTCATGTTCTCGGCTGCCTTGGCCTCAGCGTCCGACACTCCCTTGGATACCGTCGACGGCGACACCTCGATGTCGGCTCCGCTCCCGAATCCCAGCCACTTCCCAATCCTGGAAATCACCGTCGAGACTCTGTCGAACACCCCGCTGATGTACGTCCAGGCGCTCTTCACCACGTTCACGACGCCCTGGAATATGGCGCCTATGGACTTGCCCATCGCCGCAAAGGCATTGACGGCTCCGGACGCGAAGGTGGCGACAGACTGGTAGGCCCCCGCGAGCGCCGCCTTAACCCACTCGACGGCGGCTTTCACCGCATCGGCCATCGTTGTGACCGTCTCGCCTACGCTTGCCCCCATCGTGGTGAAAGCACCCGCAACTTTGTCCGGGAAGTCCTTGATCGACTCCCAGGTTGACGCGATGGCGTCGACCACCCACCGAAACGCTTCCATCACCGCCTCGGCCATTGCCCTGACCGTCTGCCCGACGATCGGGTACTTCTCCGAAATCTGGCCGATCAGCGACTCGTTCCCATCCAGGAAGTTCATCACGTCGTCGTACAGCAGCGCGAACAGCGCTACAACCGCGGCGATCGGTGCTGCCACCGCCAGGAACGGAGCGATCAGGGCCCATACCGCTGCGGTCGCGGAGACAACCGCAGGCAGGAACATCGCCATCAGGATCGTCGTCAGGCCAATGAAGAAGCCTTTCACGAACGTATCGTGCCTATTCATCCATGAAACGACCGCGTCCAGCTTCTCGATGAACCAAGTGACCGCAGGCAGGATCCAATCGACGATTCCGCTGGATGCCTTATCTGTACTATCCCTGAACTTCGCCATCGCTTCGGAGTACGCCTTGGCTCGCTCGGCCGACTCCTTGGTTACGCCGCCCTGTTGCTTCTGGACGCGGAGCATGCGCTCCACTTCCTGCCGGCCCTTGAGGAGCAGTTCCACAGTTCGGTTGTCCGTGATCCCCAGTTCCTTGATCCGGAAGACAGCCTCTTCGCGCCCCATCCCTTCTACGGCGCCGGCCAGCTCGACCATGCCCTGCACTGCGTTCTTGGCTTGGCCATTCACGTCCTTTAGGCTGATGCCCAGCGCCTTGAACGTCTTGGCGCGGCCGGATTCCACGTCCTGTAGTGCCTCACCAATGGACTCGGCCATGTCCGTCAGAGAGTCCCGCGCGCCCTGAGCGTCGCCGCCCATGCGTACGATGGTTCTGCCGAAGGCGTCCACATCCTCGATCGCCACCCCCAGCGCCTCGCTGGTGTTTCGGATCTGCTCGACCGTCTGGACGTGGTTGTTGAACGTCTCCAGAGCCTTGGACGCAGCGACAGTGGCCAGGATGGCGGCGCCGATCCGGGTAAAAGCACCCTTGATCTTCTGCTCCATCAAGCCGGCGCGCCCTTCGGCGGTCAGCATCGACTTGCCGAACTCGTCGGTCTTTTGCTCGGACTTGTCGATCTCCTTGTTCAGCTTGGAGTTGTCCGCGTCGATGATGTACGTCAGGGCGTCCAGCAAGGCCATGTCACTTCCTCTTTTCCGCTTCCATCGCGCGGATCTCATTGACCTTGTTGGTCGTGGCGATTTCCCAGAGGTCCATCGCCTCCTCCAGGTCTATTTCGGTTTTGAGCTCGACGAGTCGGGCGAGTCCTGAGCTGACAATTGACCCAATAAAGGGGTCAGCATTGGCATAATCGAGTGGAGACACTTTTCCAGCAGGCAGTCGAGGAAACCGCGCTGCCCGCCGAGTCCGAAAAAACCCGTGTTCTCCTCGATCATCTCGATCTCCAGCTTCATGAGCTGGATGCCGTCGTCGACGTGGTTGTCGATGAGGGCCTGGGTGGTCAAGCGCTGCTCACGCCCGTCCAGGTCCACCGCCACGTAGCCCATGAGCTTCTTCATGACCTCTTCCGAGGTCTGGTAGTCGCCCAGCTTGGGGATGTTCGACAGCGGGTACTTGGCGATCACCTCTCGCGCCACCGTGGCCGGCAGGCGGGAGATGGTGAATGCCTTCTCCACGCCGTCACGGTTCTTGACCATGACGACGCGGGGTTTGATCAGGTCTGCCATGGTTGGCCCTTACGCGCGAGTGCGGGAGAGGTTCTGGAAGGCGAAGGTGTAGGACTTCGACTTGATGCGGCCGGCGGAGGCCGGCGAGTTGCCCGGCATGCCGTTGGTCATCTTGCCTTCGCTGAGCGTGAGGCTGGATCCGTCCGGATAGGTGTTCACCAGGGTGATCTCGTCGCGCGCGTGCCGCTTGTTCTTGGCGGCGCGGTTCGCTTCGAAGATCACGGCGAGGTTGTTGTCCTCTTCGCTTCCCGGAATGACGTTCAGCGTGATCGTGATCGGCGTCGGGGCGCTGAACACCACAAGATCGCCGTTCACGTTCATGGCCGGCGTGGCGATGTCGATCGCCGGGATGTCGAACGGGTCCGCATCGTCGGCAAAGGCGGTGATGGTGAACCCGGACGGGAAAGACTCGCTGGCCACGCAGCGCACGGCTACGCCGATAGCGGAAGTATCGTACATGTCTGATCCTCAAAAGAAAGACGGCCCGCAGGCCGCCCAAAATGTTGTCTTGCCCGGTCAGACCAGGTTGTGCGAGCCGTCGACCTTGCGGACCATGTCGCCCTTCGAATAGACCAGCGTGTACTTGGCCGTGTACTCGGTCACGCCCGACTCGCCCGTCTCCTGCTCGATGCTGACGTTGAACCAGTAGCCGTTGTCCTGCACGTCGTGCCAGGCCAGCGGATCGTTGGTCAGTTGGGTCACCGCAACCTTCTGCAGCTCCGTCAGCGTCTTGCCGATCAGGATCGTGCCGTTGTTCAGCGCCTTGTTGACGCCGCCCTGGATGATCGCCATGACCATGCCGCGGCCGTCGTTGTTGGCCGGGATCTTGTTCGTGGTGAGCAGCAGGCTCATCAGCTGGGCCGTCATGTACGCCTTGAGCCATTGCTCGTTGGCGTGCACGGACATGTCAAGCGGCGCCGTGGCACCGCCCATGAGGTAGCCGCGCTGGAAGAACGAAATCTTCTGGCCGGCGCTCGCCGTCTGACCGTAGTAATTCACGCGGCGCGCGTCGTAGAAGTCCGCCATCTGGTCGTCCGACACGTCGGACGTGAGCGTCACTCCCGACTGCCGGTACATGTAGTTGATGCTGGCGTTGGTCCGGTCGTAGTCCGTCGCCGCCATCACCGCCATCGGAAGGGCCTCCTTGTACTCGCCGGCCGTGCCGTTCAGGACCAGGCCATTGGAGGCGGTGCCAATCATGGCCGCGTTCCAGCTGTCGGCAGTCACCGAGTCCACCGACCAGTACATCTGGTACTTCACGTTCTCGCCAGAGACATACTCCGCCAGCGGAATCGCGTCTTCCAGGTCCACCGTGGCACCGAACGAGGCCGAACCGAACGAATCGGTCACGTTCTCCGCCGCGCGGAAAGCCTCCAGGGGAGACATGGCGGCCGATCCGGGGGAACTGATCGCCTGGGCACCCTGCAGCGCCAGCATCGCGCCGATATCGCTGCCCGTGACCGGCGATACCACGATGGCGCCCGGGCCCGTCGCGGCGGACTCGACTGTGAAGGATCCGGCGATGGCGTCATAGCTGACGGTCGCCGCAGTCCCCGTCTGGGCCGTAGCCGCCGTGGCGATCGTCGTCGTGACCAGCTGTGCGACGTTCGTCAGGCTCGTGGCGCCGGAGAGGTCCACGCCGGTCAAGTCATAGGCGTACTCGCCGACCTTGATGTTCATGACACCGGCAGTCACTGCCTGGAACTCCGCCAGACTGGCCGAGATCCGGTAACCGTACACGCGAGCGGGCCGCGCCACGTCGGGATAGGCGGCAAACTGAAGCTCGGGAGCCTGCGAGGCGGGCGCCGGGCTGACGTAGGAGAAGTACTGGCGGGCAAATGCCGCCTCGGGCGAGTCCGAGCCGAAATAGTCGTCGGCGCCGCCAGGGCGAACCGACACGATCTGGCCGACAGGCACGCGCGGGTCAGTGGTGAAGCGCCGGCCGGTCAGTTGCTGCTGGGCGACGGCATTGGCGCCGATCACCGCACTGATGATCCGGACGTAGCGAGTCATCTTGATGGACATGTCTTTTTCCTCAAATGCGATGGATGCCCGGCGCAACCTGTTGGATGTGTGCCGTGGCCTGGGTGATGTTGCGGTGGTGGGTGAAGATGACGGTGAAGTTCGGGTTGAAGTCGAAGTTGTCGCGGTCGTTCACGAAGGCCGGCGTCACGATGTCCGTCGCCCGCTGAACGCCAATCCCGGCCGCCGTCATGGCCTGCGTGAATTTCATGGACTGCAGCAAGCCCCGGACAGCCGACAGAACGTCGGAGGCCAGAAGCTGCTCTGGCGCGCTCAGGTCGTCCTCGACGAAGGCCTGGAATTGGTACATCGACTCGTTGATCTGGGATTCCGTCGCCGTGAGCGCAGCGCCGTCATCGCGGTACTTGCGCGCCTGCCAGCCACGCTTGCCCCGATCGACCGAAAAGAAGTAGATGCCGTCGTCGACGCGGCCCTGCTTGGTGGGCTGAAACGCCGCCAGCACAGGCAGGGTGATCCCCTGCTCCGGCAGCAACGCCAGCAGCGCGGCCCGGATGGTGGCTTCTAGCTGCTTCTGCTTCATGCTGGCCCCACGTCGACGCAAAGGATGCCGCGCCAGCCGTCCTGGGTGTACCAATCGGCGCCACCCACCACGTCATGCCGACGGCCGCCAAAGACCAGCTGGTCCGGCGCCGCGCCGCGCTGCACGTTCTCCACCGGGTGGGACGTGTACAGGTTGAAGTAGCGCTTGGCGGTGTCCAGCCCAAGGTCGCGGATCGTCGACTCGCCCACCGGCTGCCAGGATCCCTGGATCGGCTGCGGCGGCTCGTACTTGTTCACCCACTGCCCGCGCGCGTTTTCGGTGCGGCCCTTGAATTTCAGCCACACCGGCGCCTGCTGCGCGATCACGCCGGACGCCAAGTCAAGCAGGTTGATTCCTGGAATCACGTTTTATCCTCCACGACGTGGCTGACGGACTGGATCATCTGGCCGGTGTCGACCAAGGGCTTTTTGGAAACCCCGGGCGTCTTCTTCCGGGCCTGGCGGGCTTCCAGCGTCGTCTTCTTCAAGGGTGGCGTGGTCACGCGGCTGATAGTCCGGGCGATATCGCCAGCCGATCGCGCGCCAAGCGCCTCGAAGGCCTGGCTGACGTCGACCTTGCCGTCGATCGCGCCACGGACGGCCCCGGCGATCTGCCGGCCCCATTCGGCCTTCTTCTGTTCGGCCGTAGGACGCATGAACGGCCGCGCCGGGATGTTTCCCTGGGGATAGCCGTATTCCTGGATGGCCGCCACGTAGGCCACGGGCGTGCCGTCGGGATACTTGGCCTCAGGAAAGAATCCGACCCGGATCTGCTTGCCGCCCACGTCCTTCAACGTCGCCTGCAGCTTCTCAGTGCCGCCCTTGCGCACCACCTTCATCGGATCCTTCCCCCGCGGATGGACAGGCCGCCCACGTTGCGGAACGCCGCGCGCTCGGGCAACCCGCCCACATACAACCCGCCGGCCCCGCAGCTCTTGGACAGCGCCAGGAACTGCTGGCCATAGGGCGTCAGGTTCAGCCAGTGCGACCAGGAGTCGGTAGCCGGCGGCGCCTGAAACGACACGCTCACCTTGTCGATGGTGGCCGAGGCCAGCGCGCCAGGCGCGCCGCCGTTGCCGGATTCGGCATTGAGCCGCAGCTGCAACAGGTGGGCCGTGATCAGCATCCACAGCTGCTCGTTGCACTGACAGCCGCGCCCGCTGGTGTAGCACTGCGCCCATTCGGCCACGGCCAGCACCACGTCATCCGGCACGGCGCTGAACATGGGGAACAGGATCCGGAACTTCGCCAGCGGGAAGTCCATATCAGGCCTCGGCGTCTTTGACCTTGGCGCCGCCGGCGTTGCGCTTCTTCGCCGTTTCCGGGGTGTCCTGGGCGGACTTGTCCGCGGGTTCCAAATTCCGGGCGGCAAAGGTCTCCGCGTCCTGCTTGTCGTGGCTGGCCGAGACGAAGCCATTCTTCGAATGCGCCTTGAACACGATGTTCTCCTGCAGCAGGTTGAACTCGTCTTCCGAGATGGCGGTGGCCATGCCTTTGGGCGTCACCAGCTGTTTGTTGGCCACGTTGGCCTTGCCAGCGATCAGGACCGAGCGGCCGTTCTTGAGCTGGTAGCGCTGGTCGTTGCTGAGCGTGCTGTAGATATAGATAAGAGACATTTCGACTCCAGAAATGAAAAAGGCCGGGTTTCCCCGGCCCTCTGTTCAGTGAGCGACGATCAGGACGCGCTGATGGTCCGGCGGGCGAAAGCCCAGGGGCGCAGCACGAAGACGCCCGCCGTAGCGTTGATGGCGTCCTCGATGTAGCCCTTGATGCGGTTCTCGCTGCCCAGAACCTGGTAGCGCACAGGAACGGCCTGGATCAGGCTGGCGCCGGTGATGTCCGACTCGTCCTGGTCGGCCGCGTTCTCGACGAACAGGTAGGCCACGTCCAGGCCGCCGTTGGCGTCCTTGAATTCGGCCGTCGTCACCACGCGCACGTTCGGGAAGTTCTCGTTCAGCCACTGGCGGAACGTCATGCCCGAGGCCGCGGGGCTGTACACACTGAAGATCGAGCGGTAGCCGGTCGGCAGGACCAGCACCAGGCGCGCCGTGTCCCTGAGCTCGCCGCCCATCTGGGTTTCGAGCTGGTTGTACATGCCCGTGAACTCGGCAACCAGTTGGTCGAAGTTCGCGGCTATCCACGGCGTGGTGGCCGAGACGAAGGCCGGCAGGCTGGGATCGTTCAGCAGGCCATACACGTTCGTGTCGGGCTGATTGAAGCCGTAGAAGCCGACCTGGTTACGGCTGATGTCCAGCGACTCGGTCGCGGCGCGGCGCTTCTCGTCCGCCGCCTGGTAGCCGATGGCGGCCTGGCGGGCGTCTTCCAGCTTGCCCACCTGGAAGCCCTGTTCGAAGCGCACGATGCCGCGCGATTCGATGGACTGGCGGTAGTCGGCCAGCGGGATGTTCGTCGAGTCGCCGTACAGCTCAGCCTTGGCGGCCGGCTCGGCAACGCGCAGGCTGATCAACTCGTCTTCCCAGCGGCCGACGGTCGTGATACCGGCGATCTCGTCGATGTTGCGTACCTGCGTGACGACGCGCAGCGTGCCGGGCAGCCAGGTCTGGAGCATGTGCGAGAGCATCGCGCCATTCGTGACGGCCGGGCCGGTCAGGGCCGAGTCCATCGCGCGCAGGCCGACGCCCAGGTTCTCCAGGTCTTCGAAGCCGATCTTGGCATCGCTGCCCAGCTTGACGGCGCCGCGCGAGAGGGCCAGGCGGCCGCTCATGTGCATGTGCACCTTGGATTGAGTTTTTGCCATGATTTTTGGTTCCTTTCCGATCAGGCGCCGGCCGGGGTGGGCAGCACCACCAGGCCATTGAGGGCGATCACCGCCAGACGCGGGGTCTCGGCGCTGGGTTCGTGGCGGGCGATGTGCGCGCCGGGGATGACGGTGCCGGTTTCGCCGGCGGAAATAACCCCGGTGGCCGGATCGAACGACACCGGATCGCCGATGTTGCCGTCGTTGCCCAGCTGGACGTAGACCTCGCCCATGTTCAGGAACTCGCCCACGGTCGCGTTGCGGGCGTAGTCGGTGTCAATGGCATAGGCCTTCGGGTTGATCAGGATGCCCGCGAAGACTCCGGCGCCGCCGGCCTGCACCTGTTCGAACGTGCCGCGGCCCGAGGGCTGGCCGGCGACGTACGTGAAGGCGCGGCCGAACACGTTGTTCGATTCGGTTGCCGAGTCGATCACGGCAGACAGCGCGCGAGTGGGGCCGTCATGGCTGATGTTGCCCGGGATGCCGGACAGCAGGTAGGTACGTGCGGTGTTCGGGATCATTGCTTTTCGCCCCAGACTTTGGCGGCCGTGTCTTCGGCGCGCACGGTTTTGGAATCGCTGACGATCTTGTCGGCGTCGGATTTGGCGGCTTGCAGGAAGCCCAGCAGGACAGCATGCTCGGCACCGTCCTGCGCTTGCAGGCCCAGCTTCTTGACTGCGTAGCGGGCGACTTGGTCCGCCGACGTCAGCAGCGCGCTATCGAAGGCGCCGATGAACGGGGTCACCCGTTTGGCCAGCGCGTCGCGGTCGGCGATCTGCTTGATCACCGCGGCGGCGTCATTGGCCTTCATCTGGGTCTGAATGGTGCCGATCATGCCCATGACCTGGGAGTCCGCGGCGCGCGCGGCGATCTTGTTCTTGGCGGCGCCCAGCTTGGCCATGGCGGCGTCCAGCGCCTTCTTGCTGTCGGCGGTCGGGGCTGCCTTCACTTCTTCGGCAGCTGCCTGCACTTCCTCGAGGGCGGCAGTCACTTCCTCGATGGCCGCCGTGGCGGATTCGACCGCACTGGTCGCCTGTTCGGCAGCGGCGGCGGTCTCCTCGACGGCATCCTTTTCTTCCGTCGTGACGGCGCCGGGGGCCGCCGGCGCTTCCGCGTCCGTGACAGCCTCCTTGTTGGGGTCGTTGTCCGAGACAGCGGCAGCTTTTTCCGCCAAGATTTTCTCGATCAACGCCCGGAATGCTTGTTCCATTTCGGGGGTGATTTCCATATTGATGAACTCCGCTGAGTCGTATGTGATGGTGAGGCAGTCCTGTACAGCCACGTCCGGCCCCGTCCTGCCCTCTTTCACGGATGCCAGATGATTGAAACGAATGTCGCGCTGGATGGCGTCGTACCGCTTGCCATCGAACACGCCTTCGCTGAATTCGTACCGACAGCGGTAGCTGGGCGAAAGCTCCACCTTGCCGCGGTCGATTAGGTTCTGCATGAACCCGGAGTAGGCCCGGATGCTGTTGCGTATGTAGGGGTAGTCGAACCGGGCCGTCTCGCCTGTCGTCCCCTGTACGCCCTTCTTCTCTGGCGGCGTCCCGTCCTTGCCCAGGAACTCGTGCTCGTCGATCCAGGGCACCAGGTTGGCCGAGGCGATCGTCTCCGGGTTCTCCAGCTCCTCCTGCGGGCGATACACCTGGTAGATCCGGTCCGCATCGGGCGCGCCGATCTCTCGGCCCAGGTACGGAAACACCCCGACCTTCGTGATCGGGTTGTCGCGCACCAGCAGGTAGCCGTTGACGTCAGTTTGTCGCTTGCTCATCGAGGTACTCGGTAAAGTCGATGACCGGGCGCATGCGGCACCGGCAGTTGATCAGCTCGCCAGGGAAACCGACCTGCCCCTTGTTCTTGCCGCGGTCTTCGATGATCGGAGGGTTATCCATGTCGAAGATTTTCCCGTCATATTTGGCGTGCAGCTCGCGCGGCTCCGCGCCGCCGCCGCTGTGAATCCACTCGAACTGCTTGACGCCGGCCGCCTTCATCCGCTCCTCGTTCATGGCGGACGTGATCTTGCGGGTCTGGTCCACCGCGATCAGCTTGGCGCGGTTCCGGGTGACCTGGTTCAGGCTCTTGATCTCCTCGAAGATCTGGCCCGCTCCCTGGCCGCCCGACTGGATCGACCGCAGGACGATGCCCTGGATCCGGTCCTGGAACTGCGCCGGGATGCTCTTGATCAGCCCGACGTTCTCCGCGGTGCTCGCCAGGACCTTGTCGTACAGGCCGGCCGGCATCTGGAACGTCTTGATGGTCAGCCCGCCGGACATGTCCCGCAGCGACGCGCCGAGGTTCTGCTTGGAGAACCTGTCGACCTGGGAGATCGTGCGGTTCGCGAGCGGGCCCGCCTTCTCGGCAAAGACCTTGCTCCACTTCCGCCCGAGCTCGCCCAGGATGCGCCGCGCCTGCGTGGTGACGCTCTCGTCCTGCGTGATCTCCGGGTTTCCCCGGTACAGCCTGCGCAGCGCCTTGTCGTACTCGGCCAGCATGCCGTCAATCATCGACTCCATGCTGGCCCGATACCGCCCCTCAACTGCGACCGGGTACGCCAGCGCCGAGCCCTTGAACTGGGTTGCCTGCTGTTGCTGCCCCCAAGCCTGGCGCCGCTTCGTTACCATTTTCTTCGGCATCTACGAACTCGGCGTCTTCAAGGTTGTGGTAATCGCCCTCGCGGTCCTCGCGCAGACGGTTGCGGATGTCCTCCGCGTCAATGGCGCCTGTGTTGAACAGCGCAGCGTCTCGGTCCGCCTTGATCTTGTCGATCTCGGCCCATTCCTTCGCGGTCGGGCTGTCGACCGGCATCCACTGGATGGCAATCTCGGCCGGCAGCGCTACGCCCTCCGACTTCGCCAGCAGCCGGTAGTGCGTCTCCAGCAGCGGCGTCATGTCGTTGGACTGGATGCTCTCCAGATCCTCCCGGTAGACCGACTGCTCATAGTCCCCCGTGGCGTTGAAGCCCTTGGGTTGCGTGCCCAGCAGCTTCGTTGCCGGGACGTTCGCCACAGAGGCTGCCAGCTGATACTGGGTCATGAGGACCGTGTCCACGTCGCCCAGCGCTGTGTCGAACTGCTGGATGGTCTCTTCGGCACCGCCGACGCGCACGCCATAGTTGTCGCGGAACGCCACCCACTCGGCCAGGTTCTTCTCCAGCGCCTCGCGGTTGTTCAGTGCCGCATCGCCCACGTTCAGCGACGTCAGCCGCTTGGTCATCAGCAGTTGCGGGCCTTCGTTGGCGCTGCGCTCCGCCGCGTACGCCCGCTCCATCATGCGCTGAGGCACGCTCACGCCCAGGTAGCGGTAATGCGGCTTCAGGTAGTCCGGTACCGGGTAAGGCACGAAGATCCGCAGATGGGACTTGTGATAGACCCGGTCCTTGATCTTCCAGAACGTCGGCTCGTAGTAGCTTTGGCTGGCCGGGTCGTTCAGGTTGTCCTCGGTCAGCACCGGCGTCACCCAGTTCGGGTCGATCTGGGACATACCGCGGTACGTGCCCGGCTGCACGCCGTCCAGGTTGAACGGCGCCTTGTAATACTCCTCGGGGTTGGCCGCAGCGACGTCGAACAAGACCAGACGGCCGCCGTACACGCGCCCGAAGTGAACGAGCTCGCGCAGGTGACGCTTGACCGCATACTTCTTGTCACCAGCCATCAGACGGGCCGAGATATCGTCCGAGCCGCACGTCAGCAGGTAACCATTGCGCACCGCGTCCCGGGCAGGCATGTTGCACGCCTTGTCGATCAGCCAGTTCGTGGCCAGCATCGCGCAGGCCTGGTAGCCGATGAAGATGCTGCCCGCCGCGTAGAAGCCGAGCTGCGCCTCGTTGACCGGGGTGAAGCTGGCGGTCTTGGGCGTCGGACGCTCGCCGATGTAGCCGTTGTCTGATGCGACCGTCGGCGCTCCCCTGGGCTGTTCGAACGGAGGCATCTCGAAGCGTGCCTGGACCTTGTCGCCCAACGGATGCCGATGCGTCGAGAACAGGCCGCGTGACTTTGACGCCGGCGCAGGCTCTTGGCTCCGGCCGAACAGGTTGCGAAGGAATTTCATCCGAAGAATCCGCGCTTGCGCTTAATCATGGGCTGCAGCGCATACCGCGTCGCGTCCATGTAATGGTTGTTGGCGTCCACGATGTCTGTCAGCACATCGCCCGTCAGGCGGTCCACCTTGTAGCTGTACAGCCTCGCCTCACGCAGGGTCTGCACGCAGCGCGGGTGGATGACGATTTCCTTGTAGGACCGCAGGTGGGCGATGCCATCCTCGACGCTGCCCTTCCACTTCTCCACGCCTTGGAGCCGTGGCAGGTTGGCGCGCTGGCCGTCCCTGCCCTTGCTCTTGACGTGGCTGATCGTCTCTGGCCTGGCCGAGTCCGCACGGGTCACGTGCTGCTCAATGCCGGGCAGGCGGTCGATCATGAATGCCGCGATATCGTCGTTCTCAAGGCCGATCTTGCCGGCCTCGTACTCCACCCACAGCCGGTGATCGTGGACCCAAAGCTTGACGCCGGCCGTCGGGTCTTGGCTAAAGCCCCAGTCCAGACCGAAGTACGGGCCATCCCAGCCAGCGGCCGGGTCGAACTCGGCAACCCGGTACTTGCCAGCCAGGATCTGCGCCTCGCTGTTCTCGCGGTAGGCGCCGTCCCATATCCAGGCATAAGTCTGGTCGTCCAGGCGCTCGCGGTCATTGCGGCGCTCTTGCTCCAGAACATCGGGAAACCAGGGATTGTCCGTGTAGTTCAGCTCGACGATCTTGGAATTCGGCGGCGGATTCTTGACGAAACGCAGGTCCGTAGGGCTTCCATCCAGCTCCGGGTTCCAGGTCAGCCAGACCTCGGAATCGTTCTCGCGGACCGTCGGCAGAAGCTTCTGGTACGCGATTTCGCTGACGTTCTCCGCCTCGTCGATCCACGCGATCAGCACGCGCGCTTTGGACTTGATGCTGTCCAGGTTGTGCCGCAGGCCCGTGAACGTGTACGAGACGCGTCGGTTGCGCGTGCGGATGAACTTCTCGCCAATATCGAAGTACGCATCCAGCCACGGCTCCGAACGGATCGCCTGCTTGACCTCCTCCATCGAGGAGTCTTCCAGGCTGTTCATGTACTCCCGCCCGCACAGGATCACACCTGACACGCCGGCCTGGGCGAACATATACGCCCGAACCGCCGTCATCAACGCGAAGCTGCGCGTCTTGGCACTACCGCGGCCGCCCCTTGCCCCCCTGTACCGCGCCGACCCGGAGAACACCGGGATCAGCTTAGGAGGGAGTTGGATTTCAGCCGTTGTCACCTGGCGCAACCAGTTGGATCGTTGTGGGCATTGTGGGGATCGGCCCACCGCCGGGGCCGGAATGCTCGATGACTTGCTTGTCCATCCCCAGCAGCTTGGCTTTGCCCATCGTGGCGGCAACAGCGGCGGACGACTGAGCCGTCTCCGCAGTCAGCGCGGCTTGGCGAGCCTCTTCCAGCTCTCGCAGTAGGTCATCCACGGTCAGCTTGTGGCGGTCAGCGTGGTCGGCCTGCAGTTCCGCGACCCTTGCCGTAATCTTGCCGTTGTCCAGAAGCTCCTTCGCCTTTCGATTGACGGAGTCCGGCTTCATCTTGCCGGCGTTGTAGGCGCGCCGGTATGCCTCTGAGGCGTTGCCCGTCTCTACATAAGCAAGGGCGAAGGCCTCCTGCTTTGGAGTCAGGGCCATAGGTTTGTTCCTTGAGGGATATCACGTCCATCCGACTACTCGCCAAGCGAGCTGGGCGCCGCGGTTCTCGTCGCGCTGGCCACCGGCGACAAGACCGGTAGAAGTGTCCCGCGCATTTGCCCCTGCGCGGACGCCGGGCCGGCTGCGGCGACTCATGGGGGATTACTGTTCTGCTAGGTAGGTGTCCCAGTACCAGCCGTGGCCGGAGACATAGGAGAGCCGGCCCATGTCAATTCGGTCGCGGGCCTCCTGCCATGTGCTGCCAGGGACGGGAGAGGCGCTATGGCCTTCGATCTCGTCGGTCAGAACGACTCGTCCGTCTGCGTGGGTGCAGCGGTAGAACATGGCGGCTCCAATGAAAAAACCGCCCGAAGGCGGTTCGACGTCAGCACAGCAGGACTACTCTGCAGCTATTAAGGTTTCCTGACGGAAGACCTTTTCAGCTACCGACTCAAGCCCGACAAACCAAAAACACAGGACACTGCCTTCGCTGTATCCGTCCTCGGCCACAGTCATAAGGGGGCCGCCACTTTTCAGTTGCACGACATCGCCGATTTTCCATTGATTCATGACTCTTCCTATGAGGTTGGTAGAGCCTTGATCATGCCCCATGCTGCGATGAAGGGCAAAGCCTAATCAGCTTCATTTCTTCAGGGCGCAAGAGCCCGCACGTATTGTGATGGTTTCTGAGATGCTTTTCCAGAAGACGATGTTATGCTTTTCCACCAATACTCCGCGTGGGCGCCGTTGGTTACCTCCTCGCGAGAACTGGCGATGTGCCCCGTTTCCTCCAGAGTGAGCAAGACGCGCCACACTCCGGTCCGGACAACAGCCCTTTGGCGCTGGTCCGCGCGCGGCGCCACATGATTGATGATCTGGCGCATCTTGAACCTGCGTTCCGGGTAGGCCGCCATCAAGTCCATCACCTCGTGCGCATACTTCACGCCAGCCTCCTTTCGACCTGGCTGCGGAAGAGCCCCAGATACAGCTTATATTCGGTTTCGGTTAGGGCCACGCCCGTCGTATTGGCGATCCATTCCCGCGCAGCCTTGACCCGGGCCCGGGCGTCAAGGTGGCCGAACATGGGGCGCTTCTGTGGGTATTCGGCGATGATCACCATGCGCTCATGCCAGGGGAGCGCCGCGTGCATGCTCTCCACGACCAGAGCATGGTCCGTCAGGATTGGGCGATGGTCGTCTTCCCAGGACACATACGGCGTCATGTTGCCCACGGTGGCGCCTGACCATACCCAGCGGCTCCAATTCCAAAGCAAATCATCCCCCGTCAGCCTACTCATCGGCCACCTCCAAAAATCCGCCGAGCGGCGTCATTGATTGCGCGGTTCAGTTCAAACAGCCCCATCTGAAAACGCCGGCGCGCGCGCTTCGTCATCAGCCCATCCAGGACATGGGGCCGACCCCAAGACAGTCGGGACATACGGGCCCGTAGCCGTCGAAGTTTCATGCCGGGTCCACCTCGTACTGTTTGCATTTCTTCCCATACGGCTTGCCCTTCAGGCAGCGCACGACCGTATCGCCAAAGGGCGATTGCACCGTGCGGGCGTTGGCGCAGCCTTGGCAAGACCGCTTCAGCGCGGCTTGCTGCCGGCTCATCACGACCAGCATCGGGTCGCGGAATTCCCACTTCTGCAACTCGACCGTCACCGTCCAATCTCCACGAGCACGAAGCCCTTCTTCTCCACATCCAGGGCACGGTCCAGGACGAGCGGCCGAAACTGGCTGTCGTCGATCCCCAGCGCGGCGGCAATGCCATCCAGCCGCGGCTTCTCCGCTGACAGCAGGCCGTCCAGGTCGCGGCGAATCCTGTTGGGCGCCACCCAAGTGATCGACACTGGCACCTGGCCGGCGCCGGACAGGTTGTTCCGGCCGAGCGCTTCCTTGGCGGCGAAGAACGCCGACTCCCGCGCGCGCACCTTGGCCGCGTGGCTGGATCCCCAGTGCTTGCCGCCCTTGCGGTTTGCCATCAGGCTGGTGTCGGGCCACGGCAGGCGGATGGTCAGTCGATCCAATGTCATGTCAGTCCCTCAGTTGGCTGTATTTCGGTTTCGGCTTGAACTGCACGGCGTTGCGCGCTTCGGCGACCGCCTGCGCGTCGGCATTTAGGAAACGGGAGTGCTGCCCCTGGAAGGTCAGGAACACTTCGCCCAGCGGGCCCATGCGCTGCTTGCGAATCAGGATCTCGGCCAGGCCCTTGTACGGGCTGTCTTCGTGGTAGTAGTCGTCCCGGTACACCATCATCACGACGTCGGCGTCCTGCTCGATCGCACCGGATTCGCGCAGGTCACTGAGGATCGGCCGCTTGTTCGGGCGCTCCTCCACCTTCCGCGATAGCTGAGACAGCACGATGATCGGGCAGCCGAGCTCGCGCGCCAGCAGCTTAATCGCCCGGGTGATACCGCCCAGGTCTTCGTTCCGGGTGGAGCCCTCGCCCTGCATCAGCTGCAGGTAGTCGACGACGATCAGGTCGAGACGTCCCTGGCGCTGCTTGACCTTGCGCGCCGCCAAGCGGATCCGCGCGACGTTCGCTAGGCTGGGATCGTCTGCGATGATCAGCCGCTGGTTTTCCAGCTGTTGGATAGCATGCGTCAGCCGCGGCCAGTCGCCTTGGTGCAGCTTCCCGGTGCGCAGGCGCTGGGTGTCGATAGCGCCGTAGCGTGCAATCGAACGCTCCGCCAGTTGGGCCGCAGCCATTTCCAGGCTGACCACCAGGGCAACGCCATCATCCTCGGTCACGTTCTCCGCGATGTTGATTGCGAACGTCGTCTTGCCCATCGAGGGGCGGCCGGCGATGATGATCAGGTCGCCGTCTTGGCAGCCGCTGGTCTTCTCGTCCAGGTCGGCGAAGCCCGTGGCCAAGCCAGAAACTCCGCCCTCACGCTCACCTCGGGCTTCAAGCTGCTCGAGTACGTTGCGCAACAGCGCGCCAACCTCAACCGGGTCGCGGCCCGCGGTGCGGGTGTCCGCCAGCGCCATAACCAGACCTGTAGCGCGCTCCACCAACTCAGCGGGATCGGCGGATTCCGCAAGATCGGCGATGTCGTGCCCAACGGCCAGCACATCTCGGCGCACGCGGTGGGCCCGGACGATCTCCGCGTAGCTGCGCACGTTGGCGCTGCTGGGCACGTTGTGGGCGATGGCGTTCAGGTAGGCCAGGCCTCCTGCATCCTCAGCCTGCCCGGCGGCCTGGAGCGCGTCAAAGACCGTCAGCACGTCGGCCGGCTTGGAGGCGTTCATCAGGCTGGCCGCGGCGCCGAAGATCAGCCGGTGGTCGTGGCGGTAGAAATCCTCCGCGCTCAGCAAGTCGCCCAGACGGTCCCAGGCGCGGTTGTCCAGCAGCAGCCCGCCAATCACGCCCTGCTCGGCGTCGACAGAATGCGGCGGCACGCGTACGGCTTCGGTCTTCATGCAGCGTCCCTCCGTGCGTGCAGTTTCTGCGCCTGAATGCCAACGGTCGTCAGGGCGAACTGCCCCTCAGCGTCGGCGTACCAGAGCCGGTAGTAGCCCTTGGTGACGTAGTTCAGGAAGTGCTTGCGCCAGTCCGCCTGCAAGCGGCGCTCGTTGGTGCCGCCAGGCGAGTGCTCGCCCTTGAACACGTCCCAAGCCAGTTGCACGAATTCCATCGGCAGCTCGACACCGTCCACGTACTTGCGCAGAGGCTCGTACCCGCTGATCGCCGTCTCGCCAGCTGCACGGCAGCGATCGAGAAAGGTTTTCAGCGAGCAGCGCTCTTTGCGTTCCCGCTTGGGTTTCTCAGCCGAAGGCGCATCGGACTCTTCACCCCCCTGGCAAGGGGGGTTGGGGGGTATTTCTTCTTCTTTCTCTTCTCTTTCTCTAGCTAACGCACCCGTAACGCTCGGTGCGTTACTCGAATCGTCGGATGGCGTTTCAGGAGCGTTACTGCTACGGTGGTTCGCAACCCTCTTTGCGGTCTGGGCGCGTTTCTTCGCCGATGCGCCGTTGTGGTCTTCAAAGTTCACAATGAACACGCCCTCCGAATGGTTCTCGATCCATCCGATATCGACAAGCGCCTGCCCCAAGCCCTGAACGCCCGTCTTCCGGTCTATCTGACGGCAAGACAGGCCGGGCATGAAGCCGTCGGCGGTATGTTGGTCAGCCGTGGCCCACAACCAGTACAGACCGCCGATGACGGCAGCCTCGCTGCTGTCGGTCAGGTCAACCAGCCGCGCGACGCGGGGGTCGTCCCACAGGTTGCTGCGCATCTTGATCCAGTCGCCGGCCATCACTCATCTCCTTTGACCAGGCGGCGCAACGGCTCAACGGCCCGCTGGTAGTGCATTTCCACTTCGGCGGGCCACTGTCCGCGCTGCATCAGCGCAGCCCGGGTAGCGTCCACGTATTCCCATTCGCGCTTCCAACGTTCCGCCCTCGGGATGCCTCCCTGGTCGTGCTGGCGATGCAGCTCAGGGTTCAGGGGGAAGCACAGGCTGTCGCACGCCTTCAACGCGCCGCCCTTCCCCAGGTTCACGTGGCACGCCTGCGCCGGCTTGCCGGTCACCAAGCACCCCAGCGCTGCCACGTTGCGGCGGTGCTGCTCACTGCGCAGCAGCGTCGGCAGCTTGTGGCCCGGCGGTCGGTAGAAGCCCATGACGATCTCGACCTTGCGGCCCAGGCCTTCGCCGCGGTCCGCTTTCGTGCGCTTCATGGGCGTCTTGCGCTTCAACGTCGAGTTTCGGTTCACGCGTCTCTCCCGAGGCTCGTGCGCGACCACTCCACGCCCTTCTCATTGCCGAAGGCGTAGGCCAGCTCAATCAGTTCCGTCATCTGCCGCACGGTCATCTTGCTCGTGCGCTGGCCCAGCAGGACCATGCCTCCGTCAATGCCCATGGCCATGCGCGTTTCGCGGTGCAGGCCGGCCGTTAGGATGTCTTTGACCTCTTCCTTCTCAACCATCACCAGGGCGCCGTTCACGACGAACTGCACTTGGCGGCTGATGTCGGTCAGGATCGACCACATCATGTCGTTCTGAGCCGTGGACCGAGTGGGCGGCTTGATCTCGACGCGATACCCCGCCGGCGCGTTCGCGCAGGCGTGCGCAGCGTTGTGCCGAGCCGTCGAATGCGAGAGGACAAAAACCTGTTTGTCCACGGCTATGCCTCGTCCTCGTTCTCGACTTCGGCCAGCAGCCAGTTCGCCGCCCAACGCTTGAGAACCTTCTGATCGTGCGGCGTCGTGACCACGGAGTTCTTGGGCGACACCTGCAGCCCGGTCGCGGCCAACAGCAGGCAGAACTGGTCCAAACCTTCCTTCTGGCGGCTCACGGTGCTGGGATCAACTCCCATCAATTCGGCTGCACGGACCTGCGTTACGTGCGCAAGCCGCCGCAATATCTCGGATTCAATCCGTGCAGCGTTCTTGCGTGTGATTTCCTGACGGTCGACAGATACTGGTTGCGTGCTCATCGAGTACTTCCTTATGAACAAAGAACGAGGGTTGTTTCGTGAACGAAACGGAAAAGCTGTTGAAAGAGGCCGCCTCCATCGCCAAGCGGACCTTTCTTGATCCGTCGGAAGAAGCGGTGCTGGAAATCTTTAAGGAGCTGTGCGCCGAGCGTGACCGCATGGCGTGGGCGACCGACGGCCGTGACAGCGCGACGGTGCATTGAATGGGCGGCCGGCCCCCGTTCGCTATGATTTGCGCTCTCACACGACAAACCGTTGGAAAAGGAACCGACCTTGAAAGAGAACAAAGAAAGCGAATCCAGCGCGCGAGCGCACGCCATGGTCTTGGAGATGGCGTTGGTGACGCTGATTCGCATGCAACCCGACGATGTGAAGCGGGCATTCATGGCCGTCCTCCCAAAGAACGTAGAAGCCTGGCAAGAACACGCCTTGCTATCGACGTACTCGGACGAGTGGATTGCGGCGCTGAAAAAGCACTCAGACGCTTTGCTATCTCTTGTCGAGAAATCAGTCCAGAAGCCATAAGGCGTTCGACCGCAACATCCGGCGACGTAGGCTCAGCGTTGTTTTCACGCATGGCTGGCCTCCTGCTGCGCAGGCGCGGCGTCGGACGGCTTCGTGCTGTTGTGGCTCCCGCGCAACGTAGAATCGGGAGTTCTCACACAGCCCTTTTCTACGTTGGGGGAACCCTCATGGACATGATCAGCGCGCTCGCGAGCATGCGAGCCCTCATTGACTTCACCAAGGTCGCCGTCGCTGCCAGGGACGACCACCAGATCGCCCAAGTTGAGCAGCGTCTTACCCGGGTACTTTTGGATGTCACAAGCGCCGGCCTTGAACTCCAGCAAAAAGTGCAAGCGGGCATTGATACGGAGCGTGCGCTGAAAGACCGCGTACGTGAGCTCGAAGAACAGGTCGCGGATCTTGTAAAGCGGGCGGCTGAGCGGGAGCGCTACAAGTTGGCCCCACTTTCCGAAGACGTCTTCGCTCTTGCGTTGAAGGAAGAATGCGCAGGCACCGATCCCCACCACCATCTTTGCCAACCGTGCATGGACAACCGGGGTAAGAAGGCGACGCTCCAGCGTAAAACGAAGGGGTTCATGATCTACCTGACCTGCCCAGAATGTAGCTACGACTACCCCACTGGAAAGGGGGTCTCGACCCAGCGGCAGCCGTTGAACTACCCGTCCATGGGGAGATTTTGATTTCCTCACGCCGCCTCCTGCTGCGCAGGCGCGGCGTCGGAGGCCTCGACTATGCGGCGCAGTCCGCGTACGCCCAGGCACGCGCCGAGCCGGGTCAATGTCGTGTATCCAGGGTTCGGGATCTGCCCCCGAACGAACTTGGAAATCCACGAATGCGAGATCCCGGATGAGGCGGCGATAGCGGGCCATTCGCCGCGACGGGCAAGTAGCCGATTCTTAACATCTTGGTCGAGTGGCATATTCATGGCGCCACATTAGCAAAGTTTTGCTATTCGATCAAGCAACACTTTGCTAGCAAGAAATTGCACACTTCGCGCATGAGCAAGCCAACCCTAAACGACATACTCGCGACGAACCTCGCCCGCCTTATGGAAAAGACTGGCCATAAGCAGGCGTCGCTCGCGAAGCTATCTGGGGTTGGTCAGACTACGATCAGCCTGTATCTGAATCCCAGCCGCCGCCAACCCAGCAAGAGCGGAAAGGTTCCTTCGGCGAAGTTCGGGGAAGTAGAGGCATTGGCCGAGGTTTTCGGCGTGCCTCCATGGGACCTGCTGCGCCCGTCTGACGCCAGCAGCGAAACATCTCGGGCGATGCCAACAGCGCCCGCGCCAATCCGACGGGGTTCCCTGGTCGACATGGACCACGCCGACGATCCGTTCCCCATGCGCATCTCGGGCTTGCCGCCGGCGCCCTGGGAAGGTGGTCACACGACCTTCGAGGCCGAGCAAAACCCCAAGATCAGGATCAGCACCCAGACTGGAGTGGTGGCCAATGTCGGCCCAGGCGAGCCGTATGCAGCGAATGACAAGTTCGACAAAGTGCCGGAAATGGCCGACGTGCGGCTTGCCGCCGGCGACGGCATCGAGAACCACATTGAAGAACAGACCGGAGTGATGCACTTCCGCCGCTCGTTCCTGCGCGCCGTGGGAGCAGATGCCGGGAAGGCTCGCGTCGTCTACGCCAAGGGCGACAGCATGGAACCCATCATTCGTGATGGCGCCGCCCTGCTTGTCGTGCCCAATGAAGATCTGACCGTGCGCGACCTGGCCGCGGGCGGCGTCTACGCCATCAACTACGACGGCAAGATGATCGTGAAGACAGTGACTCGCGACCGCCTGACGAAACAATGGGTGGCGCGCTCATTCAACCCGGCCTATCCGGACATCCCGTTGGAGAACGGCATGCCCGTGCGAGTCCTTGGACAGGTCGTCTGGTCAGGCGCCAGGCTGCGGGATGATGAGGCGGGGCAGTGGGTGCAGGCCTAACGCGCTGTGCCTCCACCGGTACGACCATGATGGCCCTCTCCAATGGTCTCAAGACATAGCATGTGGCCATGTTATGATTTGATACAGATCACCCCGGCCGTGTAGCCGCGGCCACATTCGCCGATTGATAAAATCTATTTTTGATAACATATCCAAGTAGATATAATGTCCCAAGTCATTGTTGAACCCGCCGCAGAGCAGGATCTAGACGCGTTGTGGGACAGCAACGACCCGGCAAAACAGGATGCCGTCGCTCTTATAGAGGCGACGTTGGCGGAAATTGCTGCAGACTCAGATTTTTTGAGTCGCATGTTTCGCTACCACCAGACCCGCGTAGGAGACCCTACAGTTGAAGCGGACAGACTTGTTGAATTTTGGAACGACCGCACAGCGCCTCGCAATCTGTCTCGACTGAAAATGTGGCACTTCCCCGAAGACGGCGGACACCTATGCTCTTATCGCGTAGTGTATGCGTATGACGGCCGGTCCGAGGCCTATCACGTCCTTGGTGTCATTCACCGAAGCAATACAAACTATGACCGAAAACACCCACACATCGCCCGCATTCTCAGGGACTATGATGACCTTGGGATACCATGATCTGGGACAGAACGGCGCCTTTAGTGAGGGACTTCTGATCGTCGCCCACCACGTGCGATTGCCTCGCGAGAGCGTCAAGGCGCATTTTGGGAAGGGGCGCCCAATAGGGTCGATTGTTAAAGATCGCGAGGCCGACCCAGCGCGGCGCGCAGCTCTTCAGAGAGCACGCAAGCATCTCTCTAGCGTTGCTGCAGACTCGCCAGAGGCGATGTCCGCTCTCACAAGGCTTCGCCTTTCTAAGGGGCTGTCTCAATCTGAGCTTGCTGATATATGCGAGACTCAACAGTCCTATATCGCCAAAATTGAAAAATCGAAGGTCGACCTTCGTGCGGGGACGATTCGTCGATTGGCAACGGCCTTAGGCGTTTCGTGCGACGAGATCATTGAGGCGACCGGTAAAAGCGATGAGTGAAATGGCCTATCGGGAGAACATCCAGTTCTCCGTGATGTTCTGCAATGACGTACGGCTCGAGCGGGACGGGCAGGTCACGTATGTCGGCGTGTATCAACCTCACCTTACAGTGAAAGAATTTCCCTACTCGTTTCGCGGGTTCTGCGTGGTCCTAAATTTCATGGCCCCAGTAGACGTCCTCGGCGAGCAGATCTGCTTCCAAGTGTTCCGGAATGACAAAGTGGTGATGGAGTTCACGCCCGACTCCGGGGAAGTTCCTACGCCCAACGCTGCTATCCAGATGTCGATCAATATGGAAGTCGAGTCGTTAGAAATTTCGGAGCCGACGAAGTTCTACGCACAGGTGGCGATTGGTGAAAAGGTCTACCGCTCACGCAACGTCCTGAACGTGACCACCGAGCCATTTAGCGGCACCACGGAACAAGGGCGAGAGACTAAGCCATTGATGAACGAAGAATGAGAAGTCTTCGCCAAAGCCACCCCCGGGTGGCTTTTTTGTTGGGCGCCGGCCGAATGACCGGCGGGGCCTGCGCCCTACTTCGACTTGTGCAAGAGCACCATTGCGTCGCCCTTCTCGACCGCCGACTTCGCGGACACGTCCGACAGCGTCACGAGGAATGACCCGTTCGGCTTGGACGTCAGATTGCTGAACACGTATGGCGCTTGGTCGACAAACACAGCGACCGCCGAGAACGGAAACTCCTTGCCCGTGTCGTTCTTCACCTTGATAGCGAACTTCAGATCGAGCTTCCCAACTGGCGACTTCTTTTGAGCGTTGCTGATCTTCGTCTTGATTGCCTCGGGGACACTCACCGATAGCAGCCCGTGTTCGTTGGACACGAGATTGATGTGCGATGCCGACGCGAGCTTGCCGTCTGCGTCCTTATCCAAGAACACCGGCATTGAGAACCGGGCGAACGACTCAAAGCCTTTGCGATAGCACTCCTCATACTTCGCATCCGAGAAGATGCCAGGAACAGCTTGCTGCACATCCACCAATGTCTTCGACGGCTGGCGCGAGTCTTCATGGCTCTGGCACGCGGGCACCTCCACCAACAGGTTGCCGGCGAGTTGCTTAGTCGGCGAGCTCAGCAGATCGGTCAGGCTGACTTCAGTTTCGACAGTCGTTTTGCAGCCGGCCACCATCACAGCGCACAGCACAGCCAGCGCGACCTTTCCTGTCCTTTTCATTGGTTCTCCTGAAGGGTGAGGGGCGAGGGCCCCGGGTAGTGACCACACTTTAACAACTTCAGACAAATCGTGTCCGCAGGTTGCGGCTTGCGAAGGTCTTGGTACGGCCATAACTAGCAAAGTTTTGCTTGACCGAGCTAGCAAAGTATTGCTATTGTTCATCCACGCGCTGCAAACACGGCGCAGCTAGACCCCCACGGACCCTCAGCCAGCAGTCAGGGCATCGCCTCAAGAGGGAGACGTACCGCCACGAAGTCGGATGGGGAAGGCGAGCACCGCTCTTTAACAACCCGCACAGAGATAGAACAGGCCAATGGCGCGAAAGCGCGGCTAGGCCCCGGGCTCACCCTCCGCCCCGGAAAGAAGATCGACGAGGACATCAACGACCCAGGCGCGGCAAGAAGCTGTGCTGTTTTGCCTGCGGACGATTGATAGGGCAGCGCCCCACCTGGAGCCGCGATGAGCGGGAGTAGCTAGGGGAACGTTGCCCCGGAATTTATCCGTCAGCCCGTTCATTGAGCGCTGGCTGACGAATGAATCCTCACAACCCGTGAGCAACCAGGGAGAACAGCATGGAACGCAAACACATCGTCGTTTGGTGGGATGCCAACGGCAACGCCCGCCAGTCCGAAAAGATGGATCGCGCAGCCGCTGAGACGTTTGCCGCGCACATGCTGCCCGAACAAGAAGCCCGTCTGGTTCTTGTGTCTGCCTAACCCCCACCCGCCCCGGGTGCCGGGGCAAGGAGACTCACCATGTCCACGAACATTTTCAGCAACGCGACGACGGCCCAGGCGGTCGCGGAAATGACGCTCTACGGCGGCACCGGCATGAAGCGGATGGCCGATCTGTGGATCGTGCTGGACGGCGAGCGCCGCGCCACGCTTGAGGCCGCGTTTAAGCCTGATTTCGACCGCTACCGCGAAATGGCCGCCAAGGGCGCGCCGGTGGCTCTGCCCGTTCCCACCCTTGCCCAGCGCGCCGCGCAGGACGTGGCCGCCCGGGATTGCCGGAACTGAATCATGAACGCCCGCCAATCCTTCGAATCCTGGGGCGACGATCCGTCGCGCTTGTCCACCTATGGCGACATGGGCGACGAGAGCGATGCCGACGCGCCCAGCGTCACGCAAGAGCGTGCTGTAGCCCTCGTGGTGGCCTGCCTGGGCAACGAGACGGCCGGGGCCTTCGGCCAGTCGGCGCGCATCTGGGGCGAGTGCCTGCTGGACCAGCTGGCCGACAACCAAGCGGCGGTCGCTCTGGTGCTGCTGGCCGGGGCCACCACGCCGAGCGTTGGCCGGTTCCTGGCCAAGAACCTGGAGAGCTTCATTCACGCCGAGGCGAATCGCCTGCTGGCGGACATGGACCCGGACGAAGCGGAGGCCTACCTGTGATCGCCTTCGTAATCCTGGGCTTTGTCCTGCTCGCGCAGGCCATCGCCGACGCCTGGAGGTCGCGCAAATGATGACCGCCTACGCCGTGTGGGCCATGGCCGCCCTTTACGCAATTGCCCTGATCGGCGACGCCTTGATGGCGCGCTGCTGGAGAGACGAATGAGCAAGATAAACGACGGTGGCCCGGCCTTCCCCAACGTGCCGGATGGCGCTGGCGATAGGTGGGCCGACTGGGACACCGGCATGTCCCTGCGCGACTACTTCGCGGCCAAGGCCATGTGCAGCGCGATGGATCTTTCCCCCGCTCGGTGGTGGAACGAAGGCGTGAACCCCGCAGCGGGAACCGGCGAGATTCAACGAGTGGCAAAGGTCGCATACACCATGGCCGACGCCATGCTGGCCGCCCGAGGTGCCCAATGATCCGCCGCCTCCTGCGCGCCCTGCTGCGCCTCGACCGTCACGAATGGGTCGGCGCTGCCTGCGCGGTCGTCTTCATCGGCGGCATCGTCGTGGCCTACGGCGACCGCCAGCAGCGCGACGAGCTTGCCCAATCCACCCTCACCGCCTGCGAAGGCTGCGGCAAGACGGCCGTGGCCGCGCGCCAACCCTGAGAGACCACCACCATGACCGAAGTTGCAGACGAAGTGTTTGACGCGCCCGCGGCGCTTGCCGAGTTCAACCCCGTGCAGAAGGGCCTGGCCGAGCTGCGGCAGGAACTGGCGGGGGTGCAGTTCGACGTCACGACGACGGCCGGCGACAAGGCGGCGCGTGCGGCGCGCTCCCGCTGCGTCAGCATTCGCACGTCGGCCGATGCGGCCTACGAAGGCTGGAACAAGCCGATGCTGACCAAGCAGCGCGAAATGCGCGCCATCCTGGCCCAGATCAAGGACGAGGTGAAGGCCATCGAAGAGCCCATCGACGCCCAGATTAAGGCCGAAGAGGCGCGCAAGGCGGAAATCAAGGCGGCGAGGGAAGCCGCCGAGCTGGCGCGCCAGCAGGCCATCCAGGAACGTCTGGACCATATCCGCGACTTCGCCACCAGCGCCGCCGGCCTGTCGTCCGCCAAGATCGCGGCGATGCGCGACACGCTGGCCGAGTTTCCCCTGACCACCGAACTGTACGAGCACCGCGCCGGCGAGGCGATGCAGCTGCACTCCGAGGTCATGGCCAAGCTGGAACAGATGCACGGCGCTGCGACGGTGCAGGAAGAGGAAGCGGCCCGCCTGGCCGCCGAGCGCGCCGCGCTGGAACGCCAGCGCCAGGAGCAGGAAGCCGCCGCCGCTGCCGCCCGCAAGGCGGAAGACGAGCGGCTGGCGAAGGAGCGCGCAGAACTGGAAGAGCAGCAGCGCCGCCTTCAGGCTGAACGCGAGGCCGAAAACGCCCGCCAGGAAGCTGCTCGCGCCGAACAGGCCCGCAAGGATGCCGAAGCCGCCGCAGCGCTTAAGCGTCAGCAGGATGAAGCAGCCGCCGCCCTGCGTGCCCAGCAGGACGAAATCGACCGCCAGCGCCGTGAGTTCGAAGCACAGCAGGAAGCCGCCCGCCGCGCCGAGCAGGAGAAGGCCGAAGCCGCAGCCCGTGCCGAGCGTGAGAAGGAAGAAGCGGCACGCGCCGAAGCCGAACGCGCCGAGCAGGCCCGCCGTGACGAAGCCGCGCGCCGCGAGCGCGAGAACTTCGAAAAGGTCGGCCCTGGCGCCACCGCCATCGCGTACGCGGTCGCTGAGTCCTTCGGCGTGGATGTGCAGGTCGCCGTCGCTTGGCTCAAGGAATTCGACGCCGCCAGCGTCGAGCAGCTCACCGAGTAATCAACCCCATACGCCCGGCCGAGTCTCGGGCAGGAGAAAACAATGTCTGAAGCCACCACTATCGAATCCCAATCTACCGCCCTGGACCTTCCCGCGGCGAACACCACCACCAGCGGGTTGGTGCTGCACGCCGACAACATGGACAGCATGATGCGCGCCGCTGAGCTGATGGCCGCAGGCAAGGCCACCGTGCCGAAGCACCTGCAGGGGAGTCCGTCCGACTGCATGGCCGTGATCATGCAGGCGATGCAGTGGAACATGAACCCCTTCGTGGTGGCGCAGAAGACGCACCTGGTGAATGGGCAGCTCGGCTATGAGGCGCAGTTGGTGAATGCCGTTGTGCAGTCATCCGGCGCCATCACCGGCCGCTTTCACTACGAATACACCGGCGATGGCAACGGCCTGGCCTGCCGCGTCGGCGCAGTCATCGCCGGCGAGACGGACATTACCTGGAGTGAGTGGCTGAAGGTGTCGGACGTCACTACCAAGAATTCGCCCCTCTGGAAGACCAACCCGCGCCAGCAGATGGGCTACCTGCAGGTCAAGAACTGGACCCGCGCCTACACCCCTGGCGCGCTGCTGGGCGTGTACACGTCCGACGAACTGATCGAGGCTCAGCCGCGCGAGCGCGATATCACCCCGCGCACGGCCGCCGAGTTCGCCCAGGCAGCCAAGCCGCAGCCGGCGGCACAGGTCGACCGCGACCAGCTCATCCGCGACATGGAAATGATCGCGCGCAGCAATGACGCGGCACCGCAGCGCATCGCGGACCTGGAAGCAGCCTGGAAGAAGCTCACCAAAGATGAGCGCGCTGCGGTGGGCGCCGACGAAATTAAGCGCCTGAAGTCCCTGGCCGCTGCCGAGGACGCCACGCCGGCGCCCGCTGCGCAGCAGGATGACCTGCCCACCGAAGACAACCCCTTCGACGGAGTCGAAGAATGAACGCGCCCGCAGAACAACGCACCGAGCAATGGCAGATGGACCGTGCCGGCAAGCTCACCGCGTCCGTCTTTGCCGACATCATCGGCCAGACCAAGGCCGGCAAGCCCACCGCCGAGCGCGCGAAGCTGATGCGCCTGAAGGCGTTCGAGCGGCTGGCTGGCATCCCCAAGCACGAGGTCGGCGCGCGCTCCCTTTCCTGGGGCAAAGACCTGGAGCTGGCTGCCACCGAGGCCTACGAAGTCGACACCGGCAACATCGTCGAGACCACCGGCTTTGTGCTGCACCCGCAGCACGACTTCATCGGATGCAGCCCGGACGGCCTCGTATCGTCGGACGGCGGTATCGAAATGAAGTGCCCACACGATGAGCAGGTCCACGTTCAGACGTGGCTGGAAGGGATGCCTGATGACCATATTCCCCAGGTCCAGGGCTGCATGCTCGTCACGGGCCGGCAGTGGTGGGACTTCATCAGCTACGACCCACGCCAGGCCCCGGCGCTGCGCCTGTACGTGCAGCGCATCCCGCGCGACGAGGCCTACATCAAGTTCCTGCTGACCGCCCTGCTGCAGTTCGAAGCCGAGCTGCGCGCGATGGTCGACACCCTGCGCCGCAAGGCCGCCTAACCCGAGAACGACCATGATCCCCGCCATGAACCGCCAGCAGCGCCGAATGATGGACAAGCAGCAGGCCCGCGTGCGCGCCGGGCGCCGCCCGAATCGCCCGGCCCGGCTGCCCATGCTGATCAAGACCCAGCAGACCCTGGCGCCGCTCGAAGCCATCATCGACCAGATCCAGCGCGACGGCACCGTGACGGTAGACGACCGTGGCGTACCGATCTTCCACTGCGTCGCGGACGGCGAATGGTACGCCAGCGCTCCTGCTATCGCGGGCATGGCGGACTTCTTCGATATGTGGGCGACGCGGCACGGCAGCCCGTTCAAGGCCACAGCGCTGCGCCAGCTTGCCCGGCGGCTGGACGTGGGCATGCCCATAGACGGGCCGCTGATGGCCGCCCTGCAGGCCGAGATACCCGCGTTGCGCCGCATCGGCGCTGGGCTGACCCAGGACGACGCCACCGACCTGCTGCAGCAGACAAGAATCCTCGCCGAGATGGAGGCCCGCCCGTGACCGCCGAACCGACCGAGAGCCCCTCCGACCGGGCCTTCCAGCGCCGCGTGCTGTGCATCGGCACCCTTATCACCCTGGCCGCCGCCGGCATCGTGGCGTGCTTCCTGTACCCCTATTTCTCCGGAGCCTGAAATGTCTGAAAAGAACGAATGGAAGTTGGTGCCTGTCGAGCCGACGCCGGAAATGTGGGCGGCGGTCAACAAGCTTGACGACGAAATGGCTGCCGGCAGCTATGACGGCAAAGGCGCGTCCATTGAGCAAGTATGGAACTGCCTGGTTGATGCCGCCCCTTCAGCGCCTGGGGATACGCAGGACGAGCAGACCGAATCCATCCTCTGGTGGATCATGCGCCAAGCGCAGGAGGCGAAAGAGCCGTGCGGCGATGATCCTGAAAGCCTCGCTGCGGTTCGCAACGCGAAGTTGGCTAGCATCGGCGGCGCTGCAGCGCAGGCCCTCGGCCTTGTCAGGGGGCCAGACTATCCGGCTCCCGCTGCTGGCGATGCGCTGGATGCGGCGCGGTATCGCTGGCTGCGCGACCACGCCTGCAACTCGCTGCACCTTACGCGGGACGGCGAACATGCGTGCAACTACCTGACCGCTGCGCAATGGATCGAGAGTTGCCCGGAGGATTTCCAAGACGACGCCCCGGAAGAAATCGAGCGCATGAAAGCCACGAATACGATCTGGCGGCTTCAGGTCTATCCCAACACGCCAGTCGGCTTCTGGGTTCTCCATGCCTCGACGCTTGATGCGGCCATAGACGCCGCCCAGGTCCCGCAGCAGGGAGAGGCGTGATGGGAGATACATCGCACGTCGTCAGCGACGCAGACCTGAGAACCGCCTTTCTGGGCACGGACTTTGGCGGTGCAGATCACCGCAAGCTGATCGAAATCGGCGTGCTGAAGACGGCTTGCGGCTACGGCTCCGGCCACACCCTCACGCAAATCATGATCGGCCTGAAGCTGATCGGCGCTAACGCAACCGTACTCAAGCGGGGCCGCGACCTGATGCGCGCCGCGTACCACGAACTCATGCTCAACGGCGGATGAAATGACCGACACAAACAACGCCGAGCAGCCCGAGCAAAGCCTGCTTCGGTATGACGCGAATAGCCCTTCTGGACTGGTATGGGCCGTTTCTCGTGGCTGCCGCAAGCTTGGCCAGCCGGCAGGAAGCCGGAACGGGCGTGGCTACTTTGAAGTAGAGCACAACCATATGCGCCTTATGGCTCACAGAGTGATTTGGGAAATGCACTATGGACCAATTCCAGATGGCTTATGCGTTGATCACATCAACGGTCGGAAAACTGATAACCGAATCGAGAATCTTCGATTGGCGACCAAAGCCGAGAACGGTCAAAACCAGGGGAAGCAAAGTAGCAACACGACCGGAATTAAGGGGCTGACCAAGCATTCTGTCAATGGAACGTGGATTGGCCAAATCAGATGCAACGGCACGAGGTATTCCCACTATTCCAGGGACCGCGGCGAAGTGGTCGAGTGGCTGAAGAACAAACGCCAGGAACTGCACGGAGATTTTGCACGCTATGAATAACTCAACGCAACTTTTGTCGGATGACGACATTCTCCACCTAGCCAGCCTATTCGGCGTCGGCACCCTTCCTGTTCTCTCTGGGTCATACCAGAGCCAAATTCCGGAGGGTGAGCGACTCGCGCAATTCGCCCGCGCCATCGAATCCGCCCTGCTGTCCAAGCTGCGCGCCCCTGTAGCCGATGAGCTGCCTCACTGGGAAGAAGTTTCAGCCAAGTTGGAACGCGACGAGACGCTGACCCCGCTGGAGTTGTTCATCTTTGACAACGAACCGGCCGGCGACGAAGACACTTGGCGCGATCAACTGGCCGCCGCCCTGGCAAGCGCCCCTGTAGGCGGGGAGGCGCATCCCCCGACGCGGCATTGCATGTGCGAAGACTGCGCGCCGTCGTTCTCGGATGCCGCGCCCCAGGCCAGCGAGGCGGAACAGACGATCATCGCCGCATTCCTGGAGCGTTCGGGGCAGTGGCTGACCAACGACGCCATCACGAAGGCAGCCCGCAATGCGGCTTTGGAAGAAGCGGCGGTGGCATGCAAGGAAACGTCAATGATGAACGTCGACTCCTATTGCGGGGCGACAGCCTCGATGTGCGCTGATCGAATCCGTGCCCTCAAGTCACAGAGCGCCGCCCTGTCCGCGCAACCGGGAGCGCAGAGAACGGGAGGCAGCGAGTAATGGCCCTGTCATCGCACCAGTCGGCACGCATGAAGAACGACGAGTGGCTGACGCCGCCTGGCATCGTCGCGGCGCTGGGCACGTTCGATCTGGACCCCTGCGCGCCGGAGGTTCGGCCGTGGAGTACGGCCCACCAGCATTACACCGTGGCCGACAACGGCCTGCAGCAGACCTGGAAAGGCCGCGTCTGGTGCAACCCTCCCTTCGGCCGTGAGGCGGTCAAGTGGCTGCGCAAGATGGCCGCGCACGGCGACGGCGTGGCCCTCATCCCGGCCCGAACCGAAACCGCCATGTTCTACGAATGCGTGTGGGACGCGGCCGATGCTGTGCTGTTCATCGAGGGTCGGCCGCACTTCCACTACGTCGACGGCACCCGCGCACCATTCAACTCGGGCGCGCCCATCTGCCTCGTCGCCTACGGGCTGTCCAATGTCGCTGCCCTCGAGCGCAGCGGCCTGGGCGTCGTCCTGCCGATTCCCCGGCGGCGTGTAGGCCTTCCCCACCCCAAGCAGCACAACGACGGAGGCGCGGATGAGTGAAATCCTGAACCTGAAGCACACGCTACCAGATACTGCGCAGGCGCATTACATCAGCCAGGAGCAGATCGAGGCCAGCCGCGATCCGTGCAGCGCCATAGGCACGGTCGCGCATGTGCTCGTCAGCGAGCGGCATGGGAAGTTTGACCTGGTGCATCTGGTCGCACACCTGATGGAGCAAAAGGCGGCGCTGGCCGCCCAGCTCTGCGAGTGCGCCGAAACCCTCGGAGCCGACAAGATCGACGAGCAGCGCGCCATGCGGGCCTATGCCGACGCTATGGCGCTGCTGGCGGAAATGAGTCATTTATCGAGCACGCCCGGTGGCGATGCATCATTAAAGGAGCTCTGATGGCTTCCCCTTATCTCACGCCTGACGAGGTCAAGGAATTGACGGGCTACGTTACGCGCGCCGCGGCCTGCCGCTGGCTTGATCGGAACGGCTGGCCCTATGCTACGCCTGCGGGCGGCGGCTGGCCGCGCGTGCTGCGCGAGTACCATGACGCGCGCCTGTCCGGCGAAGAAAAGCGCCGGCCGAAACGGGGCGCCGAACCGAATTGGAGATGCGCGGCATGATTGCCAAGCGTACGAAGCACCTGAAGCTGGGCCTGCTACCTCGCATGGATGCGCGCCCGCGCGCCAAGGGCGGATGGACCTTCCGCTATTACACCTACGACCGGAAGTACATCAATCTTGGGCACGACCGCGCCGAGGCGATCAAGCGGGTGCTGGAAATGGAGCGACGGGCGCCGGACACGGGCACAGTGGCCGAGTTGCTACGCGAGTACATGGCCAGCGGCAGCTTCAAGAACGAGCTGGCCCCGCGCACGCAGGACGACTACATCGCGGCCAGCAAGGAGATCTTGGAGCGCTTCGCGGACATGCCAGTGGACGACGTCAAGCCGCCTCACGTCGCGCGATACTTGCGCGTGGAGCGGGCGAAGGCACCAGTTCGGGCCAACCGCGAAATCGCCCTGTTGGCGTCGGCGTTTCAGTTCGGCATCGAACATGGCTATGCCACGGCCAACCCCTGCCGCCAAGTCAGGCGGAACAAGGAGCGCCCGCGCTCGCGCTGCCCGTCATGGGAAGAGATCGAATCTTTTTGCGTCACGGCGGCCAAGAAGGGCCCGTCGTCGCATGTGATCGGCCTGATGGCGAAATTCATCGCACTCACGGGCCGGCGTCGTGCTGAATTCTTGAACCTGCGGAAGACCGACCTTGGCCCGGACGGCATCGTGGTTGGCTTCGCCAAGGCCAAGGCGGGCGACGCGCTGCGCCGCGGCCTGATCGAATGGACGCCGGCGTTGCGCCAGCTTTTCGCCGAGCTCGCTCAGCTGGACCGCAAAGCGCGTGACGGGAAGTCGGCCATTCCGGAATCCATGTTCGTCTTCACCAACCGGGACGGACAGCCGTACACCGAACAAGGCTTCAAGGCCCTGTGGTCCAAAATCATGGGGGATTGGGTTGAGACGCCGGGACGAGAGCGGTTCACGTTTCACGACCTGCGCGCCTACTATGTGACGGTGCTGGTGGGCCGGGACGAGAACCCGGAAACTCACGCAAATCCGGCTACCACCAGGCGCGTTTACGACCGCCGGCGCGTGGTCAAAATCAAGGGTAGCGCCTGA